ATGAAAATAAAGTCTCGGGCAAAAAACTTATTGAGGTTAAACTTGATGGGGTTCGTGTTATCACTATTGTTCGTGCAGATGGCCGCGTCGATATGTTTAGTCGTAACGGTAAGGAACTTGTTAACTTCCCTCACATAGCAGAACAGATTTCAAATGTAGTTAAGTCTAAAGGCACAGACAAAAATGTAAATGTCGTGCTCGATGGCGAAATTATGTCAAGTAGTTTCCAAGACTTGATGAAACAAGTGCATCGTAAAGATAATGTACAAGCAGGTGATGCTGTATTAAACTTGTTTGATGTTATGCCATTAGCAGATTTTGAACAAGGAATTTATAATAAGCCACAGAGTTTGCGCAGCAAGATGGTTGAGCATTGGGTAAACACCTATCAAGAATTGATTCCTAATGTAACCTATGTTGCTAATGAGCTAGTTGATTTAGACACAGAAGAAGGTCAAAAACGTTTCCGAGAAATTAATCAAAAGGCAATTAATGGTGGTTACGAAGGTATTATGATTAAGGACCCAGATGCTCCTTATGAATGTAAGCGTAGTGCGGCTTGGTTGAAATTAAAGCCCTTTATTGAAGTTAGTCTTGAAGTGGTAGCCGTAGAAGAAGGTACAGGCAGAAATGTAGGTAAACTTGGTGCGCTAGTATGCGAAGGAGAAGATGATGGAAAAAGAATCAGAGTCAACGTTGGCAGTGGCTTTACCGATAGTGATCGTGATAGTTTTTGGAATAGCCGTAGTAGTCTTGGCGGAAATATTGTTGAAGTTCGTGCAGATGCTGTAACACAAAATCAAGACGGCACATATAGCCTCAGGTTTCCTCGATTCAAAGGTTTCCGTGGTTTTACAAAAGGTGAAAAATTATAAATGTTTTTTCGTAAAAAAAAGCCCTGGGTTAGGTTTGTAAACTTCATTCCTGGAGTTGAATTCGCACATCCCATTATTAGAGCACAAGATTATCGATTTGATTGGTTCAAAGCCGCATCTTTAGATTTTAAAGAAAGAATGGCGAATAAAAAAATAACTGATCCAATGGCCGGAACTAACCGATGTCCAGGTATCAGTGATTTATTTAAAACTGGGTTTATTATTACTGCTCCTATGGATTTTGTTATTAAAACTCGAGCCGATAATCCAGTTGGTTTTGCTTGGAATATGCCACAAGGTGCGGAAGCTAATGCAAATTATATAGGACAACATTCCTACGATCAATTGGCAAAATTTTGTCCTATTAGGGAAGACTCACTTAAGAGTTTAGTTAAGGTTAATACACAATGGAGAATAACTAGTTCAGATGATATTGTATTTTTACAAATGCCGTTGCCGTATGCTGACCATAATATTTTTACAGCTGCACATGGTATTATCGATTGTTCAAAATACTACGAATTAAATATTCAACTATTCTGGCATAAACTTAATGACGATATCCTTATTGAAGCAGGTACCCCTATATGCCAACTTATTCCAATCCCTAGAAATCTTCTAGTAGATTTAATTGTCGAGCCAGCAAACGAGCACGATAGATATATGGCAAATGCGTGGGGATATTTAGTTATGAAAAATTACGTGAAAAACGTAAAATCTTTTTTCGCTTCAACAAAAAAACTTTTAAGTTAAACAGGATTATAATATGAGAAGCAATTACTGGTCATGTTCAAAATTTGCAGATTGGTTGCGTGGTACTAAAAAACTTAGTGCGGCTACTAGTGAAGAATGGGATGAGTGGCGTACCACTGCCCAAATGAAACACAACTTTCGATACTGGCTAGCCGAAGAAGCGTTAGATGCAGTACAAAATTTTGTAAACTATCCTATGGACCGTTTAAATGATGTCAGATATTACATCAACAATCGTTGGATTAGTAAGAGTCATGCTCTTACTGCCGATCCTCGTGATATCCGCCCTGGCAGTTGGTGTGACGTTGGTAATCGGTTTCTCCCTTGTCTTTTTAAAGAGCTTGTGGATTTCGTTGAAGTAGAGCAAGCGTGGCATTACTGTATGTGGAACGATGAAGAGCGTAAGAAGTTCAATGTTCCTTGGTATCGTAGTGGCTGGTTGCGCCTACGCACATGGCGCTGTCCCGAAGCTGGATTAGAATATCTAAAATGGGCAAGTACTCTTACTAACGAAGAGTTTTTGGATGATGATAAAAAATCTGAAGCTGAACCAACTTATCAAGCCAATGCCGCAAAAGAGATTATTGAGCTGTACACTTGGTGGACTACTGTCTATCGTAATCGTCCAGACCCTTATGAAGCAAGTGGCTGGACTGCGGCATGTGAAGCAAGTCGTATTGCCAACGGCGGTCGACTAAGTTTTGGTGCCGAAAAAGATCCTGTGCTTAAAAAAGCCAGCGATAAAGCTCACAAGCTACTTCAAAAGATTGAAAAGGCTTACGAAGATGAAGACGAAGCTATGATGATTCGACTTATCAAAATTAGACAAAGTTTATGGACATAATGGTAACAAATTTACAAAATATAAAAACAGATGCCGATCAAATTATAATCATCGACAATCCGTTTCCTGGATGGGTCGAAGAATATATCATATCGCAATCAAAAATTATCCCATGGGGACTTAAATACATTCCAGAAAATGATATAGAAGAATTTACATTTACATACGGAAGCTATGTACACAATCATTTTTTAGAAGATCATTTACATACTACTAAAACTTTTAATCTTGCATTTACCGATTTAATTACAAAAGAAATTCCAGCAATACACCCGTTGGTATTACAAGGAGTGCGATGGAATTGTCTTATAAAAGGAAACGATGCTAATATGCATATTGATCATCATAATAATGATTGTTTAACATGTGTTTATTTCGTAAATGATAGCGATGGAGATTTGGTATTTTACGAACCTAATCGAAATGAAGAAATTAAAAGATGTGAATTTAAACAAAATCGAATTGTGCTATTTCCAAGTAATATAAAACATAAGGCATTTGCTCCCGTAAATCATAAATTTAGAATTACATTGGCTGTTCAATTCTATATTACAGGATTATAATTAATAAATGACATTAATAAGAAAGAATTACGGATTCACAGAGTATTTCCAACGTGCGGAAGACATGCGGGATAAATTGAATACTGTTAGCCCTAGTATGTGTCTTGCTAAATGGTTGCAGGTTAGTATTAATTTGACAAACGGTACTACACAAAGTTGTTATCATCCTCCAGCCCATCCTATTCCTTTGGAAGAACTTGTAATTGATGCAAGCGCATTGCACAATACAAATTTTAAAAAACAAGAACGCAAACAAATGCTCGAAGGAAAAAGGCCTGATGGTTGCAGCTATTGTTGGCGTGTAGAAGATGCAGAAGGAGAAAATCTAAGCGACAGACATTATAAGTCTAGTGAATGGTGGGCTGAACCTCATTATAACGAAGTAATGAGTAAATCTTTTGATTTTAATATCACTCCCCGCTATGTAGAGGTTAATTTTAATCGTGCTTGCAATTTTAAATGCATGTATTGTAGTCCCCATATCAGCACAACATGGGAAGAAGAAATAGAAAAATTTGGTCCTTATAAATTCGATCACGGTGGTCATAATGATATTACTAGTCTTAAACAAAAAGGATATATGCCTATAGAGGCTGCTAATAAAGACAATCCGTATGTAATAGCTTTTTGGAAATGGTGGCCTACCATATATCGAAACTTGCGTGTATTTCGTATGACTGGTGGTGAACCACTAATGGATAAAAATACATTTAAAGTACTAGATTATGTTAATGAAAATCCGCATGGACAGTTAGAACTAAGCATCACCAGCAACATGTGTCCTCCAGATCCCAAACTGTTTGATCGGTTTATTAGTAAAGTCCAAGCTATTGAAGTTATACGTACTTACGAAGATAAAGATAACTTTAATGAACACAGTGGTAATCATTGGTATGTAGATAAAGGTTTTAAACATTTTTGGTTATACGTTAGTTTTGACGGTACAGGCGCACAAGCAGAATATATGCGTACAGGATTAAATTATAAACTGATGTTAGATAATATACGCAGATTTTTAAACACCACACGATATACAACTGTTAGTTTTATTAATACATTTAATTTGTTAAGTATACCTAGCTTGCATAGTTATCTACAACTTATACTTGAACTTAGACAAGAATTCGGAGGGCGTAATCAACAAGAATTTGAAATTGCACCAGTATCTACTGCCGAAGAACAAGCACATGGTATTATACATAAAAAGTACAAACAAAAACGATTTCAAAGAATTTTCTTTGATATTCCATTGTTAAATTATCCTAATTGGTTTGATGTAAAAAATGCTAGTCCAGAATTAATTGCAATGGTAGAAGAATGTGTAGAATTTATGGAGGCGAACGAGCAGGCTTCAGATTATGGAAAAACTTTAGAAGGGTTTAAACCTCACGAAATTTTAAAACTTAAACGTAACTTAGCCATGATGAAAGAAGGCACTAGTGATGAACAACTAATTACTAATAGAAAACAGTTTTATCAGTTTATCAAACAATACGACCAAAGAAGAAACACAGACTTTTTGACAACCTTCCCAGAAATGAAACCTTATTGGTTAGAATGTGAGAAATTAAATGGCTAGAAATTACAGCAAAAAAGAAACGTATAGACAATTTAAACTAAGAGTTATTGATCCAATTAGTGATACATATTGCGGAGCCAAATGGTACAATGCTACTATTTGGCTAGGGCACGGTCAAACTACTAGTTGCCACCATCCGCCAGCACATAAAATCGATATAAAAGAAATTGAAACTAATCCAAGTGCCATTCACAATACTCAACACAAAAAGCTAATGCGTAAGCTAATGTTAGAAGGCGAACGACCTAACGAGTGCGAGTACTGCTGGAAAGTAGAAGACATGGGTCGAGATGCTGTTAGCGATCGTGTATTTAAAACACATATCTACTCCGATGAGGATATTAAAACATCTAGCGAGATGCCTTGGGATAGCGATGTTACACTTAAAACATTAGAAATTAGTTTTGAACGTACTTGTAATTTTGCCTGTACATATTGTAATCCGGCATTTAGTACTAGCTGGGTTCGTGATATTAAAAAGAATGGTCCATACATTAATATTGTTAGTGACGGTCGCGGGCATTTTATGGACACTGCTCCATGGGCAGAAAGTCCTAAGAACGAAGACGACAACCCTTATATACAAGCATTTTGGAAATGGTGGGAAAGTGACTTAGCAGACAGTTTAGAAGAAATTCGTATCACAGGTGGCGAACCTTTAATGGCACCAAGTGTATGGAAATTGTTTGACTGGTTTAAGAACAACCCCGCTCGTGGAAAGAAAATGCGATTTGCCATTAATAGTAATCTAGTGCCTAAACAAGAAATATTAGATAAACTAATCGAACTAAGTCATAGTATTCCACATTTAGAAATTTATACCAGTAACGAAAGTGTCGGGGTACAAAGCGAATATATTCGAGATGGTATGGAATATACAACATGGTGGAATAATCTAGACAGACTGCATACAGAGGGTCGAGTAAAATCTACACACATGATGATGACTATTAATAGCCTTTGTCTTGCTAGTATCACCGAATTCATGGATGATGTTCTAGCGTTCAAACGTAAACATCAAACCACTAGTCCTACTATGAGTTTGAATATACTGAGATTTCCTAGTTTTCAAAGTGCGGCTATACTGCCAGATCATATGAAACAATTTTATAAAAATAAACTACAAACTTGGTTAGATGCTCGTCTAGCAGAAGGTGAAAAGGTTGATAGAGGTCTATGGTCCGAATCTATATTAACCATGGGAGAAGTAGATCAAATTAATCGTCTAATAGATTATCTAGATATTATTAAAACTCCTCACCGTAATACAGCAGAACAACCCAAGTTATACAATGACTTTAGAAGTTTCTATGAGCAATACGATCAGCGTAGAGGTAAAAACTTTAGAACTACATTTCCACAAGATTTCGTTGACTTTATCGATAGTATTGAACTTATCGGAGGAGAACTAGTATTAGGAGGGGATCCTGCTACTACAGAAGCTGGCTATGTTAGCGATGAAGTTGCACATGGGTGGGATATCAAAAATGATTCGCTAGGGCAAAATGTCTAAAATTATACCTATATGGGACCATGGACGTATAAATCCAAATAGTCCTAACAAAACATTTTGCATGGCTCCGTGGACTCATACTTATATTAGCCCACAAAGTGAACGCAGGCTATGTTGCGCCAGCCGTGAAGAACATAGTTTTCAAAAGCAATACATTGATAGTAGTAACGATAGCAAGTACGGCAAAGTTACTGAAAGTAAAACAGCCTTAGATGACTATAATCCAGTTAGTCTTAAAGAGCATTGGAATAGTCCTTATATGCGAGACATTCGCGTTAAGCTAATGCGTGGAGAAGAAATTCTACAATGCGATGTATGTAACAAAGACTTACTAAGCATTAGTACATATCGTCAATGGTTTACTGGAAACTTGTTCAAAGATAAGATACAACAAGCATTTGATAACACAGACGATACAGGTTATACTACTATGGAGCCAATTAGTTTTGACTATAGATTTAGCAACTTGTGTAATTTTAAATGTCGTATGTGTGGCGAACAATTGAGCAGCAGTTGGGAAACAGAAAAGAAAGTAAATGGACTGTGGAGTCCTAAAAATCAATCATTTATGATTCCTGAAATTAAAACAGCCATGGAAGACTTTCAAGGTACTGTAGTAGAACCTGAATTTAAAGATGCTATACAACGAGGTATTGTAGAAGAAATGTATTGGGTTGGAGGGGAACCTCTGATGTACGATATACATTGGTGGGCATTAGAGGAGATGGTTAATAACGGATCTGCTAAGACATGTTATATGCGTTATAACAGTAATCTAAGTCGTGTACAGTTTGGTAAGAAGAACTTGTATGAATATTTGCCTAAGTTTAAAGATTGGATGATGTGTGCTAGTATAGACGGAACTGAGCAAATCGGAGAGTATATCCGAACAGGTCTTAAATGGAATGAGTGGTTAGATAACTTTAAACAAGGTCTCGCTCTGCCTGGCGGCAAAGACAAGATGATCATAGATTTAACTATAACTGGTCCTGGTATGTTTAGTCTCAAAGAGCTGTTCGATCTAAGTCAAGAACTAGATGTCCGTATAGAAACTAAAATAATGTTTGCGTTTCATGCTGACATCATGTTTACAGCAATGGCATGGCCGCGCCCAATACTAAATGATATGATAGACGACTTGTTAGTATACATGAAACCTTTAGCAGGACACAAACAACAGACTTTAATCAATACACTAGAGTCAATGAAAACAAGACAAACTCATGAGGAAGCATATCCTAATGAATATAGAAAAGCTGCTAAGAACGGTAAGAACTGGCTTGAAAGACTTGAAACTATACGCAACGACAAATACACCATAGAAGATATATATTCTCAAAATAAAAACCTAATTAAATGGTGGAATAGTCTATGAGTACATATTGTTCACTGCCGTGGATACATTTAGCAACACATCCTGATGGTGGTGCTACACTTTGTTGTGTGAGCGATCACCGTAATGCTGCTAGCCGAGCAAAAAACTATCATCCATTGACATATCTAGACCTTAATAATAATAAAATAGATACTATCATGAATAGTGACTATTATAAAGAAACAAGATTAGAAATGTTAAACAATGTTGTACCTAAGGCATGTAAACGTTGTTTTCAAGAAGAAGCCAATGGTGTTAGAAGTAAACGCATAGAAGAAAATACTAAACTAGGGTTTACAGAAGACATGGCTCGTGCTATTACTCAAGAAGATGGCACTATACCTGTTAATTTTAAATTTATAGAATTACGTCTTGGTAATTTATGTAATCTTAAATGTCGAACTTGTAATCCTGCTAGTAGTACAAATTGGATACAGCCTTATCAGAAATTACAACAAGAGTTAAAATTTGTAACACACTATGATAGAAAGATTAATAGTGAATGGACCGAAAGCGATGAATTTTGGGATGACTTATTTGAACATAGTAAGAATGTTGAATTAATTTATGTTAACGGTGGTGAACCCACACTGGTAGAAAAACATTGGCGGTATTTAGAAGAACTTATCAAGCGCGGTTTTAATAAACAAATTACCCTATGGTACAATATAAACATGACCAATTTGCCCGACAAATTGATTGACTTATGGAGTAATTTTAAAAAGGTCCAAATAACTGCTAGTATAGATGACTTAGGTGATCGAAATGATTACATTCGTGCAGGATCTAATTGGGGTACCATTATATCTAACTTAGATAAGTTGCAATCATACTCATGGATTGAAACTAGTGTATGTCAAACAATTAGTTGGATGAATGTTTATTATGTAAACGAATTTAATAAATTTATGCAAGACAGAGGATTGCATGTTCATATGAATTATGTATACGATCCCACGTTTCTCTCCGTAAGTGTATTGCCTGATAAATTTAAAGATATTATATTAGATAGATCAACAGATTTAAATTCTTGGCAATTAAATAGTTTGTCTAGTCAATTTAAAGGAGATCCTGAGTTATTTCAAAAAGGATTAGAATATAATAACTGGTTAGATCAGAATAATCGTACATCGTTTAAAAATGTTTTTCCGGAATGGAATAATTTATTAGAAAAGGATTCTTATGGATTTAACTAGATTCAAAGAATGCAACGCTTATAAAAATTCTGTATACATCGATACACACAATAATGTTACGCCTTGTTGCTATTTTAAACATAAATTGCCGTTAAATATTTTACAAAATTGGAATTTATATAAAAAAGAATTAGAAAAATTCGATGTCGAATCGGGGTGTAAATATTGTATCGATTTAGAAAATTCAGGATCTGCAATATCCCATCGTATGAATTTTGTTGAAAATGTAATTGATATATCATTATGTGTTGATAATTTATGTAATTTAAAATGCACAACTTGTAATGTCGAAGCAAGCTCTCAGTGGATAGGCGATGCTGTAAAATTAAATTTTATAAATCCAGACGAGAGAAAAGTTTATAACAAATTGACTGAACAGGGTCCTATCAAATTAGAAATCTGTAAAAATATAATAAAAACAGCTAACAACCCTGTTCTTATAACCTTTTACGGAGGCGAACCTACTATTAACCCAGCTGTTATAGATTTTGTTGATTGGCTGACCACATTAACAAATGTAGATAATATTTCTTTGTCCTTTATAACAAATGGTACAACTGTATTGAAAAATATAAATTATTATTTTACAAAATTTAAACGTATTACTATAGGAGTAAGTATCGATAGCATTGAAGAAAAAAATGATTACTTACGTTATGGTAGCGATTGGAGTGAATTAAAAAATAATTTAATAAAATATAGTAATTTAAAACCAGAAAATAATAATTTTTATTTTTATATTCACTATACACTATCAGTAATGAATGTATATTATTTTTATGAATTTTGTAATTGGTGTAATAATAATTTAAATAATTGTACACTAGCTATGACTAAGCTGATTGGCCCTTCATACTACTCTGTGGATGTTCTGAATACTAATCAAAAATTAAAAATATTGTTGCGAAACATTAATTTAATAGATCAACTAGTGCCGTTAGGTGTTGTTAATTTGAATACAATCAAAAATGAGTATAAATCTTCTGTAGAAAGTTATTTAGAACCTAACTTAACTTCTAAAAAAACATTAACAATGTTAAAAAGTTTAGATAATATTCGAAATACAAATTTTGAAAAAACATTTCCTGAAATATTTCAAATTTTAAATTCAAATGAATAAAGAAATTTTAAATAATATTAAAAAAAATACTAGCAATACAATATGCTTGGCTAAATTTCACGAGGCTACTATTTGGCTATATGCTAGTAAGTTGGCAGGATGCCATCATACGCCTATGGTCACTCCTGGCGAAAGTTTAGTAACATTTTTTAATCCGACTGACAAACGAGATCAACAAAACAGAATGTTATCGGGTGAAAAGCCTAGCGAATGTAACTACTGTTGGAATTTAGAAGATCAAGGAATAACAAGTGACAGAGAATTAAAATCATTATCATTTAAAAATTCACTCGAAGCTAAGGATTACCTAAATCGTAGTTTTATTTTTAAACCTAAAGCATTAGAACTTGCATTTCAAAATACATGTAATTTAGCATGTAGTTATTGTAGTCCTAGTTTTAGTACTGAATGGAAAAACGATATCAATCGTTATGGGAATTATAACGGTTTAACAACAGATAAAAAATTACATTATCAACGAGGAATAGATAATAATATTCCAGTTGATATGGATTTGTTTTGGAATTGGTTTGACGAATCAGCTGATGAGTTAGAAAGTATACGGATAACTGGTGGCGAGCCGTTATTGCACGAAGATACATTTAAAACATTTGAAAAAATAAGACAAATCAATCCCAATATAGAATGTGTTATACACACAAATTTATGTCAAAAACCGACAATAATAGATAGGTTCATTAATAGTGTTAATAAATTATCAAATGTACGTATAAACATAAGTAACGAAACAGCAGGAGACGTTGCCGAATTCATCCGAGATGGCATGATATATAATCAGTGGCTCGACAATGTATCACGTGTCTGTGCCGAAACAACTGCTAATATTAGTATTAGTACAACTATAACTGCATTAGCATTGATAGGATTAGATCAATTATATATAGATATTCTTAATATTACTAAACGTCCATATATATCGATAAATTTTGCCACATATCCAGAATTTCAAAGTCTTGCATGTTTATCCTATGTCGAACGTACATTTTATCAAAAAAAATATATTAATTTCTTTTCGTCAATTGAACATAAACTAACAGACTCCGAATTGAAAGTTATACCTAGAATTTTAAATATGTTAGATCCAAAACTAACAAACAATAAACATGCCGAATATAGAAAAGATTCAGATATATTTTTTGATCAATACTGTAAGCGTAGACACAAATCAGTTAACTTAGCAATGGAAATAGGTAAAAGATGACTTGTCCTAGCAATCTATGTAGTATACCGTGGACTGGGTTTAGTAATGAACCAGATGGCAGAGCACAACCGTGTTGCTTATATAAAGGCTACATAGATAATATGTATGTGCAGACTAGCACTCCCGATGAAATATTGCATAGTAGTTTTATGAAGGACTTGCGTAATCGTTTTAGACGTAATGAACGCCCGGAAGAATGTAGTACGTGTTGGGCCGATGAGGATAACGGGTATCAAAGTAAAAGATTAATTTATAATACTAATATTCGAAAAGATCTTATAAATTGGGAGGAGGAGCCTTCGGGTGTTTCTGAACTACAGTTAATTATTAACAATAGTTGCAATTTAAAATGCCGTAGTTGTACACCAAGTCATAGCACCCAATGGCAACACGAAATTAAAATTTTAACCGGTAACAATGGTTATCCTATGCCATTAGGGCAAAGCGGGGATGAAATGGGAAAACTTTGGACCGAAAGACATAACTGGTACAGGAAACTCACTAGATTAGAAATAGTCGGTGGTGAACCATTTTATGTTAAGCAATGGCATATTATATTAACTGAATTAATCGATATGGGATACAGTAAAAATATCGACCTAACACTGACTACCAACTGCACATTATTTTTTCCCGAGTTATTAGAGAGAATTGCTACTAGTTTTAAATCTGTTGGAATAGGGCTGAGCATCGATGGTATCGGTGCAACGTATGAATATTTAAGACATCCTGGAAAATGGCTAGAAACATATCACAATATGAAACAATATTATGAATATGCCGATCGCATTAATATACAAATTAACTTTACTATAAGTTGGTTAAATGCATTAGAAGCACCCGCAGTACATGAATTAATTAAAACAGAGTTTCCAAAGTTTTCTATCTGGAATAATATAGTACACTCGCCAGAACATATGGCATTATGGTCTGCTCCTGCATCATTAAAAAAAGAGATAAGAGAAAGATGGAAAACTTACTCATGGAGTGAAAAATATAAAAATACCATGCTCGGTATTTTAAATTTTATGGATAGTCGGTCTAGTTCCAAAGAACAAATTAAAAAAAATTTGAACATGTTATATAATACAGATATATATAGAAAAGAAAGTTTGCTTAAATCTATCCCAATTCTAAGTAAATTTATACCAATAAAGGAAATAGTAGATGTTAACGTATAATCTTACACGTAAAGATAATAGCACAACTAAAATTAATGTGCAGTTATTAGATACAGATTTTGCATTAGAATGGAAAAATTATATGCTGGCATTATCTAAAAGATTGCCTGATATTGGTTGGAATTTAAGAATCGGTGGGTGCAAAGCAGTACATTACATGGATGCTCCAGTTGAACTATTGCAAGGGTTGTATGATGGATTTAATTTTTTACATAATAATCTAGGATTAGATTATACAACAGAATTATCGGATCTGAAATATTTAATTAAAAATCCAACTGAATTAAGACAATCCCATTTAAATACATGGCATCGACATTTTACTACCCAATCGACAGAGTGGTACTCTGGTAGAATGCCTGTGCCGACAGGTTTTACTAGCGAAGATACATTTAAAGCTGTAAACATATTAAATCAAAATACACACGATCTAGAAAGATCTACATATTGCTATCTTGAAAACGTTAATTTAATAAAAGGAAAATGGTTTCATTTTATTGCATGCACTGACAGTAAAGAATTTAAAAATAAAGATGCACTATTTGGTAATGGGGCCGAACTTAGATTGACTGATAGAATATTTAATCCTGAAACAAATGGGTTCCATCATACCGTATGGTTATCTGAGGATATACAGGGCAAAGATCAAATTAAATCATGGTTAGAACACGACGACCTATCTGCAAATGATTGTACTGGCAATTTATTCATGACTCCTAATATTATGTTAGATCCCCATATGATATTTGCAACTGTAATGGAAAATCCAAGCTGGACCCAACAACATTTAGAATCCGGAAAACCAGTAAATCGATTCCCGATCGGGGATATTTTAGATTTAGAATTGATAGATTGGTTATCATTAATTGATGCTACTGTAGATTCAGTTGAACTAGATAGTATTGTAATTTGGAAAAATCGATGAAAATAGCATTTGGATTATATAATCAGCTAAATCATAAATCATCTTCTTATCGAGAACATGTTAAAGATATAACTTTATTCAGTATTAATATATCGTTAAACAATAGTAGAAATAATTTCACTGAAACTATTTTAATAGAAGGGGATGATATTACTAAGATAATGACAGATGCATTGACACAGAATACCGATCATTTATTTTTAGTTGCGTTAGGATATCAGTCACATTCTCCCATGCTTGTTCATCAAATAATAAAAGAAGCACAGGAAAATAACTATGCATTTGTGGGACATATTTTAGAAGATAAACCTTCTGGATATTTTTATTTGCACGATCAAGCACTGTATGTTAATATTAAAACATGGCAGGAAATAGGATGTCCTGTATTTGGAAATTACAGAACAGCAAATTCAGAAATGTTAGCATTACCTGATCGTAGTAATGAAGATATTCACGACGATTATACCCCAACATATTTAAAACCAACAAATACAAGTCAAGTTTATAACGGTTCATTACGTCCTGGAGCAGATTTTATTTCTTCTATTTTGTCCTCAGGGCATGCTGTAGGTAATTTTAGTAGGCAAGTACGAGATCAAAAATATCATTTATATCCAGATATAGAAGATACTCGATTTGAAAGAATATTAAATGGTGAAAAAAATATAACTGTTGAACCAGTTGGCCCTACTGGCGGACAATATCGATATCTAGAAGAGACTAATTTTGATAAAAATGTAACCACACTTGTTTTTGTATTCAATAATGATCCAGTTAACTTACCAAATCTTGCATATAATCAAGATACAAAACTAGATACATTATATGCCGTTGCCGCCGGATTTAAACCTATACAAATATTAACTAAAACCGACTGGAAATCTGCTAGAGTGGTATACATTGATTATTCGCAATCTGCGTTAAATTTTAAAAAATGGTTGGTAGAAACATGGGACGGTACAAATTACTTAGAAAAAATTAACGAGTACAAACAAATCGATTCTACATTCAGACCTAACTGGTTGCCAAACAGAGATTTTACACCGGAATGGGATAAAACTATTGATATGTTTGGTGGGCAAACGTTGTGGTTAGATACATGGAATCAATATAAAAAATTGCCGCACAAGTATATGCATATTGATTTATTTGGAAATTATCGCGAAATGATAACAGATATGCAATCCCACTCTGGTAATAATTTTATATGGTTTAGCAATAGTTTTTATACTCCAGCAAGTATTAGAAATTTTTCCCCTTCAGCATTAAAATCTTTATATAAAAACTTTTTAAAAGATCTAATAGAAAACAATCAAAGTATACATCTAGGCGGATGCGATAATGCGGCAAATTCTGCTTGGACACATTACGGTGTTATTCGATGAATAATAAAATTGTAGATTTTTTTCAAGAGGCTCCTTGGACATTTGATTTTAAAAATCAAATAGTACCTAATTTTGAGGATGAGCAACTAGGGCATTGGATCATTCATAACAGTGGTTGGCCGTATCTTCCACTAGATTTGCCAAATGTTCCTTATAAGGAAATGCTTGAAGAAGCCCTTGCTATAAAAGATATGTTTATAGTACACAGGAGTCCAGATAGTTTAGGTTGGAAAAGCCTTTGTATTTACGGGGAAGAATGGAATAAAACAGATTATTATACTGCCTACCCTGAAAATGCAAATAAACGTATGGAAGATATTGAATATAAATGGACTAAAGTAGCCGATTTATGCCCTGTCACTACAGAATATTTTAAAAATTTTTTCCCACACACACCAACTCAGCGAATAAGATTTATGTGGCTAGATCCACAGGGATACATACTACCACACCGAGACAGAAGTGAACATTTTCTCTCTCCTATTAATATTGCATTGAATAATCCCAAAGGATGTATTTTTAATATGGAGGGTAAAGGATACGTTCCTTTTGAAGAAACAGGAAATTCGTGTTTAGTAGATATAGGAAATTTACATAGTGTTTGGAATAATAGCAATACTCCAAGAATTCACATAATTTCTCATGGTGCTCCTAAGTTGTTTTTTAATAAATTGGTAGCAAATAGCTTTAAAAAATTAATTAAATCTTAATTACTTACATGCAAAATAATAAAAACTATTGCCCGGATCTTTTTACTGGACTTTTTTTAGAAAAAGAAGATCAAAATACTACAAGAATTGCTCATTGTTGTGTAGCAAAATTAAGTGAACCATTATCTACGATTAGCATGGATCATTCACATTTAGAAAAATCTAGACAGTTTTATTTAAACACCGGAGAATTACCTAATGAATGTAAGTATTGTAAAGATTCAGAAAAAATAGGATCTCCTAACCAAAGAACTTCTAGATGGCCATTATTAACTGAATATCCAATCAAAGTACAATTAGAAAAATTAGATTATAACTGCGACAATATTTGTAATTTAAAATGTATAATGTGCGGAGGTCATTATAGCTCGGCTTGGTTAGAAGATGAACTTAAACTAGGCTGGAGAAACGTACAAAATACAAATATTAAAAAAACAAAAAATAATAAATTATTTGAAAATATCGATGTGAGTCATGTAAAACAAATCTATTTTAATGGCGGAGAACCTTTAATGACTCGCGATCATATTAATGTTCTTAATCATATACTTAAAAATCATCGAGATCCGTCTACTATAAGAGTGCTATATTCAATTAATGGTACTTTTAGATTCACCGAAGAGATGATTAATATTTGGAAAAATTTTTACGAAGTAGCATTTAATATTAGTATCGATGCTATTGGGGAATGTTTTGAATACACACGATACGGAGCAAATTGGTTAGAAGTTGAACAGAATTTATTAAGCTACCAAAATTCTGGTTTAAATAATATTATTCTAAGGATAGGTGCATCAATAGGCATACATAATATTCTGTATGTTGGCGATTTAATTCAATGGGGTTTAGACAATAACTATAAAGTATTCATGAATCAAAATGTATGGGGAGAACTATCGACTTTAAATTTTCCAAAACAACATTTTAATATGCTACACTCATATATTATATCATTGCCAGATTCAGATGCTAAGTGGTCAATAGTTACGTTAATTAATTCAATTATGGAAAACAACGAGACATCGTTATCGTGGATTGACAGATTAAATAAATTAGATGCTATAAGAGGCAATAATTGGCGTAAAAGTTTAAGTAGACTATACGATCTAGACCCTAAATATTTTGATCAAAATTAAGTTATTGTGTTGCAAAAACACAACACAATGAACAGTTGACTTCTTGTATCTTCGATAGTATAATATATACATGTTAAATAAAACAGGAGCAGAAATTGGCTAAAACAGCTACAGCAACTCGTTCACGGGTACCAAAAGATCATAGTCCAGTTTGGGAAGGACATGAAACTTGGACAGAAGCAGAATTTCTACAAAAATTTCATTCTGCAACTGCTTACTATCGTTTGGAGTTTTCGGGCAAAGATTTGAAACCAGCTGTGCTCAAATGGATGCAGTCGGTTGGGTGTACTAAAGAAGATATTACAGCTTTTAAGAAAACCAAAGATGGTCGTTGTAATGTTACAATGGGTGCTATTGCCAGTTGCTTACTTCGCGGTATGCCGGCTGTTCGTGCAGATTTTAATAAAGGCCGCGATGCATCTGCGTGGTTGCGTAACGAAATTGTGCAAGTAATCGAAGCAGGTAAAAACGACATCGACGAAGAAGCTAATAAAATAGCTGAATTGGCTAAACCTGTAGTAGCTCAACCTAGCATCCAAGATCGGTTGCGTGAAACAGCTTTTCGAATGACTGAAGAAATCGAAGATGCTATAGAAGGTTTCCAAGAAGATCCAGAAAACTTTGATCCAAAAGCATTTAAAATGCTTAACTTGCTCAAAGGAAAAGAGGTCAAAGCCGCCCATGCTAGAGTCATTAAAACCCTCTATACAAGGGATTTAGACGAACTACTAGAGTTAGCTAGCGGTAATGCAGATGAACAGCTTAAAGAGGGCTACAGCCATCGTACAAAGAAACAAATTCGTAATTTGATTGCATTTTATCAAGAGATTATGAGTGCGTGTGATATGTTGGCACAAGAAGCTAAAGTTAATCGCAAACCCCGTAAGACTAAGTCTGTGCCAAAAGATAAGATTGTTGCCAAATTGAAATATATGAAGAGTAACGAGCCTTTGAAATTGGTTAGTATCAATCCTACTGATATTATTGGTAGCAAGGAACTTTGGGTTTACAATACTAAGACCCGTAAATTGGGTCGATATGTTGCAGAAGAATACAAAGATTTAAGTATCAAAGGTACTACAATTACCGGTTTTAGCGAGAATCTCAGTATTTGTAAGACTCTGCGCAAACCAGATGAAAAACTTAAAGAATTCAAAGCAGCTGGTAAAGTACAACTACGCAAGTTCTTAGATACCATCAATGCTACAGATACTCGAATGAACGGACGTATTAATGAGGAAATTGTACTGTTAAAAGTACAATAACAGTTATCAAATCATGGATAAATACTCCATAAGAGAGTATTTTATCCATGTCCAAATTATTTGATATACAAGAATCTACCGTTTCCATTACAGATTTAACATTAGTTAATACTCGCGGTGATGTACAGCATAGCGGTAATACAAATATCATCGGCAACCTCGATGTAAGCTATAACCTGTCAGTAAACGGTACACTAACAGCTAATACATTTAATGTTAAAAATCTAGTCACAGACAATGGTGGACTAGCTAGTGTAGGACAATGGGTTTACAATACCGAAGCAGAATTAAACGGTAAAGGATTTAATTGGACATATGGTCTTGGACAAACTCAACTAATATATCGTCTTGGTAATCGTCTTTGGACTAATGCTAATTTAGATTTGGCAAATGGGTCGTCTTATTCTATTGACGATATTCCTGTACTATCGGCGGGAATGTTAGGCGGAAGTATTAAATCTAGTAGTTTAACAAGTGTAGGCACATTGACAAATCTAAGTGTGGCTGGCGATGCCAACTTGGGAGAATTTTTCTTTATTAATAGCGGATTAAACAGAATCGGCATAGGTACAGAAGATCCTAGTGCAAGTTTGACTATTCTCGATAATAATGTTGAAATTGGAATTGGAAGTCCTGAAATTAATTTAGCCACTATTGGGACTATTAGTAGCCACGATCTTGCAATTACTACAGATAATTTACCACGTATTACTATTAAGAATACAGGCGAAGTGAATATTGCCGGTAATTTAAATGTCGCAGGAGTTATAAGCGCAGGAAGTATCGTAACTGATAATAGAATTGATCGTACACATCCGCTACAATTTAGTGCAACTAAAGATACTAGCATTTTTGGTTTAGGGCTAGTGTGGACTGATACTAATACTACAAGTCAACTTGTTATGATGAGCGGTCCGACTAGACTATGGTCTAGTGAAAATATTGATATTAATTCCGACAAACAATATTGTATAAATGGAAAACCTGTAATAGCAGAAACTAGTTTAGGTAGTGGTATTACACATAGTAATCTTACCACTGTTGGAGAACTTGAAACACTAGTAGTGCAAGGTTCTGCACTGTTTAATTCTAGTATTGCTGTTAACATAGATGTTGCAATCGGAACTTATCGTTATACAGGCAATGGCATTGATACTACAAGTAATGCATCTATCACTGTTAATAATACTGAAATTGTATATGGAGATACAAACCAAATTAATATAGGTGATAAAACACAACAACAAAAACCTGTCAAAATATTTGGGCCTCTGAGTGTTAATATCAATAATCCTGACCCAACATTACAATTTAGTGTGAACGGTGATGTTGCATTAGGTGGAAGACGGTTCACTAATAGTACACAAATGCCAACTATTGGCACATTTGTAAAAGGTGATATCTGTTGGAATACTGATCCGCAACCTAACAACTATGTTGGCTGGATTTGTATTGTGTCCGGAACACCTGGTGTTTGGTATGGGTTTGGCATGATTGCTAGCCAATAACATTGACTTTACGCAATAAAAGTATATAATTACTATATGCGGACTAGGCGTCATCCCGCAATATAAACTCTGCCGCCATTGCTAATCTTAGGAGACAACAATGGCAAAATTTTACTCTACAAAAACTTACGGAAATGATCGCGGACTTTCATGCTGTTTTAGACAATGGCGTGCCACACACAGTCATTGCTCAACGCTACATGGGTACTCAATTGGCATCAAATTAATCTTTGAATGTGACACACTAGATGACAAAAACTGGTGCATGGACTTTGGCGGACTCAAAGAATTCAAAGCGTGGGCAGACTATATGTTTGATCACACTTTAGTTATTGCAGAAGACGATCCCCATCTTGAAACATTCAAACAGTTAAATGAAATTAAAGGTGGATTCAATGATAGCGGCTTGTGCGATTTACGTATTGTGGAAGGTGTAGGCTGTGAAATGTTTGCCAAAATGGCATATGACAAAATGGCAGACTTATTAGTAAATGGCAATCAACGCTACCCAATTAACCCAACAGTAAGAGTTAAATCAGTTGAAGTATTTGAACACGGTGCTAATTCGGCTACGTACGAAGGTTAAGTATTTTTGGCGCCTTTGGGCCAAAGCATTAGGTGAGAAAGCAGGCAACACGGACAAGGAATCGGACCGAATTGCTTGCATTCGTACCTTAATTGTGTTATCATATGTACTTACAAACACTTTTATAATCGCAGGCGTCATAAGGCATTGGTAATGAAACGTATAGGCTTCGCATGTAAATGGATTGACCATCCTCATCAGGTCAATGGTATTGGCAAAGATGACGATGCCAAACAGTATAATACAGGTACAACTACTATTTCTTGGTTAAATAAACAATCAAGAGATGTCGCGGAGCAGAAACTATGGGACCTAATGGTAGGCAATATCGAATCAACAAGGAAACTAGTCGAACGTGTCAGCACCCTTGATGCTCCTCTTAGGATGGTTAGGATTAGCAGTGACATTCTCCCTGCTTATACTCACGCTGACTTTGCTGATTATTGGCGTAAACCTGACGTTGTATCATACTGCGAAAAGCACTTTGCGCGAGTGGGCGACATTGCTCGCAATAGTAATATTCGCTTGTCTATGCATCCTGGTCAGTTTACAGTTCTGGCAAGTGATAACCCTGGCATTGTCGAGCGTTCGATAGCCGAGTTTGAATATCATGCAGATATGGCACGTTACATGGGCTATGGTAAATCCTTCCAGGATTTCAAAATCAACGTACACATCTCGGGTAAACAAGGTCCCGAAGGTATTAGACGTGCCTACAAGTTACTCACACCCGAGGCCCGCAACTGTATTACAATTGAGAACGAAGAAAACTCATGGGGGTTAAATGATTGTCTTACTATTAGTGATGTTGTTCCTATTGTCCTCGATATACATCATCATTGGATCCGAGAGGGAGAGTACATTAACGCCAACGATGACCGTGTTAAGAGGGTTGTTGATAGCTGGCGTGGTATGCGGCCTACTTGTCACTATTCAGTTAGTCGTGAGGATTATCTTATCGACCACGACCAGTCTACCGCACCTGTTCATGCCCAGCTTATTCTAGAAGGCTACAAAAAGCAAAAGCTCAGAGCACATTCAGACTTTTACTGGAACACAGCAACGAATGAATGGGCATTGAGCTTTTTAGGTACGCACGATATCATGTGCGAAAGCAAGGGCAAGAATCTAGCCAGCTTTGCGCTTTACGAGCAGGCTAAAGAACTTACTCTGCTTTAGGCGTTTTAGGCTTACGTGGTTTCTTAACAGCTGATGCTTTTTTAGCCGCTGGCTCTTTCTTAACCTTAGGGCCTTTAGCAGGTTTTCCATCAGCAATAGCAACAACTACACCAGCATCGTTTACTAGCGGTGTGCCGGCTGGAACTGGTGCAACGTCAACAACTGGTGCTGGTGCTTCTACTTTATATTCAGCAACAGATGCTTCTTGCTTTTTAAAGAAACTTTTGATAAATTTTAACATGGTATATTATCCTCCATGTTATTTATATCGCTAAATATTACACTATGTATAATTTTATTCGTTATGTTAGCCTAAATGAAGGAAAAACTCCTAAAACTTTAGAACAAACTAAATTGCCTTACAAACGCGATGCGTTAGAACCTAGTATCAGTGAGGATACTATCAACTACCATTATGGAAAATTATACAAAGGATATGTTGATCGGTTTAATAACGGCGAAGGCGATGCTGATTTTAATGAAGCAGGTGCATTTTTACACGATTTATTGTTTACTCAATATCAAGAACCTGCAAGAAGTAATGATCCAGACGGTTCTGCTGGCGAGTTTATAACTAAACATTTTAAAACATTTGACAAATTTACAGCTGATTTTGAAAAAGAAGCAATGAAAATACAAGGTAGTGGTTGGGTATACCTAGCTCGAGATGGTAAAATTAAAACTATCAAGAACCACGAAATTAAGATGGATATTGTTTTAATAGTTGACTGGTGGGAACATGCGTGGGCATTAGACTATCAAAGTGAAAAGAAAAAGTATCTATCTAATCAATGGAAAATTATCAACTGGAACGTTATTAGTTCTAGAATTGGTCTAGCGTCTTAAGACTGCTAACTGGCATATCCCAAACTTTACGTGCTTCTACGCCTTTTTCTTGGGCAAACTTTTTAGCATCGCAGTTGCCGCATACATGATAATAGTTATTATCTAAACGTTTAGGATCTATGTCTCCTTTGTCTCGTTTAAAAATTCCCTGACAACAATCGCAACTAAAAATCACAATACGTTTTTTACGAAAATAACTATGATAGTTACCGCGTTTGCTCACACGTATGTGCTGTGTTTGTTGATATTCTATGCTCAAGTACATGCTAGTATTTACATTTAATTTACATTAAGATTATAAAAAGCCTTTGATAAATAACATATCGAGGGCAATCATGATCACAATCTCTGAATCAGCAAAAGCAAAAATCAAGGATTTACTCCTTGAAGAAAACAATCCTAAATTAGCATTACGTACATTTGTACAAGGTGGAGGCTGTAGTGGCTTCAGCTACGGTTTTACATTTGACGAAGAAATGAACGAGGATGATTTTGAAATCCCGTTAGACCAATATAAAGTACTTGTAGACAGCATGAGCATGCAATACCTCACAGGTGCAGAAATAGATTATAAAGAAGATTTAATGGGTAGTAGTTTTAGTATCAAAAACCCTAATGCAACAACAACATGCGGCTGTGGTAGCAGCTTCGGAGTTTAATATATGTCACAACAATTAGTTAACGTAGGTGTACAAGGTAATGACGGTACAGGCGATAGTATTCGCGATAGTTTTACCAAAATCAATAATAACTTTACAGAGCTGTATGCTGTATTTGGTGCTGGCGGTCAAATTAAATTTAGTAACTTAGCAGACGCACCTGGTACGGCAAGTTTTAGTATTACAAATATTGTTGCTGGTAGTCCGTCTACTGGTTCTACAACTATAACATTTTCTAATCCAAATGTATTATTAAGTCCATTTACTACAGGACAAAATATTACTATTAGCGGTTGTTCGCCATCTGGTTATAATGGAAACTATTTAATTACAGCAGCATCATCTACTACTATTACTGTAATCAATAGTACCACTGGTACAGCTACGACATTAGGTGCTGTGGCAAGTACAGCTTATAGTGCTAATCAAATTATTATGGCAAATACTAGTGGTAGTGCATTATCTGCAAGAACACTAGTGGCTGGCACAAATATTACCATCAATAATTCAAATAATAGTACGTTAACTATTAGTTCAACAGCCGGCACACTTCAGAGCGATTCTAGTCCGACATTAGGAAATTTTTTAAATGCGGCAAATTTTACTATTGGGCGTTTGTCTGATCCTAGTCCAGCACTAGTAGCACAATTTAATGCGTTTTATGGCTCAGTAAATCCTAGCTTAACTACTACACTAAATCAAATGCCAGTTACTGTTGGCTATGCCAACAGTAACTTTTTACCAATTAATCCAGCAACTGGTAGTGTTATTGGGGCATTAAAAGTTCGAAATGAACCTACTACACCACAAACCAGTGATTCAGATTACGATGCAACATTACAAGGAAATTATGTAGCTACTGAAGCGATACAACGCCGTCATGCAGTTCGTCGCGATGGCGATACCATGTCTGGCACGTTGACTCTTAACGATCACCCTGCACCGCTAAACGGTAAAGGTATTGTTAATTCTTCAACCGATTTACAAGCTGCTACAAAATATTATGTTGATAGCAACACATACTATAGCGGTGTTAATTTATATGTTAGTGCAACAAAAGGTGATGATTTACAAAGAAATACACCTAGTGGAAGACAAGGTCGTGCTTGGCAATATGCCTACAAAACTGTAGGTGCTGCTGCATTACAAGCTGACAATTTAATAAATTTATCTTCAATAGAACCCGGACCGTATCGTCAAACTATTGTTTATACAATATCTCCAACCCAATATAAAAGTACAGTTCAAAGTGTAACACTAGTGGGAGGAAATAGTGGCATCCAAGGATACATGGATGCTACAGCATTATTACAAGCTAATAGATCATTCATTCAAGCTGAAACTATTGCTTATCTAAACAGAAAATATGTAAATCAATTTACATTTAGTCAAGCACGTTGGGCCGGTATTATTGATAATATTTTAACCAGTATTGGAAACGATCTAGTATTTTCTAATGGATCGGTTGCTCCTTTATCAAACTACAATAGTATTACCCAGGCTAGTTTATTATTAAACAATAATAATTCAGACATTATTTCAAATTATTATATTCAACTAGTTGATGCTATCGGTTATGCTCAGGCGCAACTGGCAACTTATTCTTATAGCATAACCAATACACAAACATACATTGGTTCAGTTATAGATGCTGTTGCATCTGATGTAGTATTCTTATCAAATTACCAAAGTATTCAAGCAGCTTTGGCATTTTCGTATGCTAATACAGGACTAACTACAACTGAAATTGTCGGAGCATTGACTAATTTATCAAGTGTAATTACAAGTTCAGCCAGTTGGAATTCTAACATTACAACTGCTCCAACTACTTCAACATTTATTGCCAACACAATAACATCGATTATTAATATTATTCAGTCTGGCAATATACCAAATCCTACTTTCCCATCAATTGCTACAACAACTACTGGTCAGGTAAGTGCTCAAAATTTATTAATTAATAATATTCCTTTCATACAAGCTGAAATAACAGCGTATATCACAGCAAATTATCCAAATGTAAGCTATAGTACATCGTTATCACAACGCGATATAAAGTATATTGTTTGGAGTTTAGTATACGATTTAATGTATGGAGGTAACAGTCAAAGCGTTTATGCAGCAAATCGTTACCGCTACAATGCTACACTACATTTAAACTCTAGCGAACAACCTGTCTGCGCAGCTGCGGTTGGATATTTAAATACCCTAGCACAAAACATTATTAACAACACCTTACTTGGTTCTGGTAGTACTACGCTGTATCAATCTAGTGTAGTTCAGTATACAAATGCAACATACCTAAACGGTGGTAGCGGATTTATCAATGGTGGCGCAACAACAATTTCGTCATCAATTGCTGCAAACATTGCAACAATACAACATGTAATCGATGGCACAAATACTAGTCCTACTGCAACTGCTCCTACATATTCTAATGGTAATAGTATATTACAAAGTATTAGAAGTATATTAACTTCACAAAAAGTTGGAGATACCTTTACAGGAAGTATTGCTACTAATACTTTAACAATTTCTGGAAGTGTTACAGGAAGTGTGCCGTTTGGTATAGGTGATACTATTAGCGGAGCAGGCGTAATCGATGGTACAATAATCACTGGCGGATCAGGATTATCCTGGACAGTTAATAATGCCCTAAATCTCAGTCTAGTTCCTATGACTACTGGACTAGTTCAAGGAGCAATCAATTATATCAATGCTACGTACTCTATTATTAATGATACAACAACTAACACTATCATTACTAATTTGTTTAGCAGCATTACCAATTTATTAAATGTAGGGGTACCTAACAGGACAGTTCCAACTTTTGTCAACCCTACAGGATTACCTTCTGCAAATAGTCAGGCACAATCAGCATTATTGGCCAATATTCTATTCTTGCAAAACGAATTTACATCTTGGATTGCTGTAAATTATTCTACAACTACTATTGATGTTATTTCTACTAAACGTGCATTAGGCTATATCATCGAAGCATTAGCTTATGATTTAACTTACGGTGGAAATACAGCAAGCAGTGCCGTAGCACAAACATTTATTGCCAGTGCAAATGCTATTGGTGCAGGATTAAACAGTTTATATGTTGCTGCATTAACACAAATTTCAACAACTATTGGTACTGTATTGAGCAACAGTCCTGCTAGTGCAAGTTTAGGAAATTATCTGTCAGTTACTGGTGTTACAGTATCAACTCCTAGTACAGGATATGTTCAATTAAATTTTGCTAGTCAAACTTCTGCTCCATTTACAATTGGCCAACAAATTACTGTTCAAGGGCTAACACCTAGTAGTCTTAACTCTACAACTGGTACATCATTTACTGTAACTGGAGTAGGAACAAATTATGTTCAATATGCAAATACTACTAATAGTACCGTAGGGTTTGTTAGCGGGCAAGGACAAATCACTACACAAGTTCAATATTCTGGTTGGAGTTCTGCCAGCGGAGTTACAACAGGAACACAAGCAACTAACTACCAAACAACTACTTCGCTACTAGGTGAAATAATTACTATTGTTGGTGCTACTACAGTAACTACTTCGACTACGAATAATATTACCACTATTTCAACAGTAACAACTACAGGTGGCGGATCTAATACAGTTAACTATACATTAACTAATCCGTTAATTAGTAACTCAGTTTATAATTCAACATACATTAATGCTAGAACATTAATTAACAATAATTATATTACAGTTGGAACAGCAACTACAACTTATCTTGCAAACAAATACACCGGTGGATTCAACTATAATCAAGCAACTTGTTCTAGAGATATTGGTTTAATTGTTGATGCCATGGTTATTGATATGCGTGTTAACGGTACATATCAAAGTATCAATGCAGGTCGAGCATATTATAAAAATGCTTCAGCACAAGGTATTGCTATTGGAACACAATATACTGAAACTATAGATGGACTAACATTTGCATTTGGTGATGGTAGCGGCAGTAATGTTGGCCTAGTATATCAAGTTTTAAATCAAACTACCAATGTTCAACGCTATCAAACACTAGTTACTCAGCAAACTAATGCTACATTAAGCACAAATTATAACCCAACTACTCCTGCCATTAATACTTACACAAGTCAATGGTACATTGCCTATAGTATTATTACTACCGGACTCGGAGCAGCTCCTGCTATAACTACTAGTACATACGGTACTGGTTATTATAGTATCACATTTAATAACGGCGGTAATGGGTATGTAGATCAAGGAACACCCGGAGATGTACATATTATACCAGGCAAGATATTGATTGGTAATTCGTCTAATGCACTTGGACAAATTATAAGTTACACTCCCGGTAAACAACCTCTTAGCACGGTTCCATATGATACAATTAACATGTATCTAACACAACCAGGATTCTTCCAAGTTGGGGAATATTTGGATTATGGCGAAACTGTTAGTAATTTAAATATTACAATTTTTGTAGAAAGCGGAATTTATTACGAAGACTATCCAATTAAAATTCCAGCAAACGTGACCATTAGCGGAGATGATTTCCGTCGTACAATTATTCGACCATTAAATCGTATCAGTCAAAGTCCATGGCGTAATGTATTCTTCTATCGAGACGGTGTAATTGATGCCTTACAAGTTGGGCCAATAAATTATGCAGGAACCGATTATGCTCAGTTATCAGCTACTGCATTAACTATTGGAGCTACATCTGGCACATTTACTGCTTCGCTTGGTAATGGAGTACAGGCCATTTCAACATGGCCAGGTCTGGTATTAACTGAAGCTGTATATCAAGTAACCAGTGCATCTATAAACACTAGCACAAATGTAGCTACGTTGACTTTCCAGACTATTCAAGGCAATTTAATGCCATCTAGTCCGTATATTGTTGGTCAAAATATTAATATTGAAGGGATGACTCCTGCTTCATATAATGGTGTGTATGCAATCAATACTATCAATGTAACAGGTGCAGGTACTAGTGGCGGAACTGCCACTATAACAGTTTACAATTACTCTACTACTATTAATGCAACTAGTTACGGTAATATTGTAGCAGGTAAGGCAGTAATTAACACAGTTAGCGGTAACGTAATTAATTGTACAACAATTTATCCATTTACAGCTACACAAACATACGCAGCAAATAGTTGGCATTTATTTGGAACTATTAATTACGGACGTCATTACCTAAGTAATCCATTAGATATTAACAGTACTCCATTGAATAATCAAAACATGGATGTATTCTTATGTAATGATGCTACACGTATTAAATTGTTGACTATGCAAGGCCATGGCGGATTTGCTATGGTACTTGATCCAACTGGACAAATTAAAACTAAATCGCCATATGGTCAAGAAAGTGCAGTGTTTAGTGCAAGTATAAACGCACAAGCATTTAGGGGCGGACAATTTGTTGACGGATTTACTGGAAGATTATTTGGTAATATAATTGGTATTGCTAGTGCCAATGGTACTGCCGGTTTATCAGTTACTATTCAAGGTACAGTTAATAGTGGTCTTGATGTTAGACCACCGCAAACACCATGCGCATTTTACTTGCAAGGTTTTAGATATCAAGTCAACAATGTTACAAGTTATAATGCTAATGCTACTATTACAACAGCTGCTTATGTAAGTGGCGGAGCAATTGGTGCAAAGACTTTAACTATTGCTAGTAATTTACTAGTGTTAGTTGGTCAAGTAATTAGTGGTACTGGTATTCCTACTGGAACTTATATTAAATCTATCAGCGGTACTACACTAACTCTTTCAGCCGCATTAACAACACAAGCTGCCGGAACATACACATTCTATGCTCCTCAAGTAACTGTTACATTAGATGTTAGTACACCGTTTAACCCTGCTGTAATTTACAGTAGTGCTGCATTTGCAAGCAACTTAGGTAATATTGTCGATGCTATTGCATACGATAATGTGTTTGGTTCAAACTATCAAAGTGTTAAACAAGGGTTGATTTATCTTGCACCTCAAAATGCTGTTACAACAACAGCTGAGTTATTTGTAATTCAAGGGCTTAACTATGCAAATTCATTAATTAATACATTGAGTTTACAATCGACTACCTTGACTACAGTAGCATCTTCTCTTGCCAATATTACTAATATTATTGCAAATGGAACAGTTAGTGTACCAACATTAGTTTATCCCGATCCTGTTGGTGTAACTAGTACTGTTAGTCAGGCTCGTAAAAATATAACTTTGAATAAGAATTTTTTACAATCTGAAATCTCAGCTTGGATCGCAAATAATTATGTAACAACTAGTTTATCAAATTATACAGCTACTAAATCTCAAAGAGATGCTGGGTATATTATTGATGCGATTAGTTATGATTTGTTATACGGCGGCAATTCATCAATTTATGATATAGCACAAACATTCTATACTTCAAATTACAACGGTACTAGCCAGTTAGGTACAAATGCACAAGTATGTATTGCAGCATATATACGCCTAAACACCGTAATACAACAAGTTATTCAAAATCAAGTTGTAACTCCAAGCAATGGTAATTTGCTAACTCAAAATCTTACAACTTACACAGCCGCCACAGAAACTTTAAGTAGTGTTGTAATTGGCTCTAGCGGAACATTTACATTTGCAACTGCTCCACGAACTTTAGTTGTTGGTCTAGCTGTTACTATTAGTGGTACTAATACTGGATCAGGTAGTGTAGCAAACGGTACATATTATATTACAACTTGCACACAAACATCATTCACTTTATCTAGCTACTCGGGTGGTGCAGCGATTTCAACTACAGCAGGTACGCCAGTGGGATTAACATTTGCGTTTAGTGTCGAAGCATTGGCTATTTCCACATTGTTTAATACATTAATTGATTATGTTGCTGACGGCGCATTTAACGATACTGTAGCAGCAACTATCACTGCTGGTAGTACAACTATTACCAATTTGTCTTATAGCCCGTATTTAACTAATGGAGTAACTGTTACAGGTACCGGTATTCCAGCAAGTACAACATTAAGTAATATTAATTTTTCAACTGGAACCGCAACACTAAGCAATGCAGCTACTGCAACAAGTGCTAGCACAGGCGGCAGTAATCAAGATGGCACTATATTATTAACTGTAGGATCTCCAGCTGTTACTCGTACACCACCAGTAATTACAGCGCAAACTACAAGTGCTATTACTGATTTTTATACATTATCTAATAATAAGATTGCTAGTGTAACCGCAACTTATTCTAGCGGTGGAGCAAGTGGTGCTAGTTCATTCACTATATCAAACAGCGCAAATACAACATTAAGCAATGTACAAGCAACTGGACTAGCAGGAACATTCACTTGTAATAGTGCAAAACTAGTACTCGGTAATACTGTTACAGTAACCGGGTCTGCAGGTGGTACTGGAAGTATTTCTGGATATACAACTGGTAATATCTACTATATTATTTCTGTAACTGGCACAACAGGATTTACATTATCTACAACATTGAATGGTAGCCCAATCACTACTACTATTGGTACATTAACCATGACATTTACCGAAACTGGTAGTGTGTCAGGTATATTGCCTGGAATGATTGTTACAGGTACTGGGGTACCTGCAGGAACAGCAGTTGCTAATACATATGTTCCAACTAGCTCAACTATTCAATTAGTTAGTGCATCAACTGGGTTACCTGTAACATTGACTGCACAGGCCGCTGGAACATACACTTTTGGTACTAGTACTATCGACATTGAAGATGCCGCTGTTAATTATATCAACGCTGGTGCCAATATTGGTATCAACATTGAAATGGGCGGTAATAAGTCAATGTTGAGCAATGACTTTACTATGGTAAACGATTTAGGTTACGGATTATTAGTAACTAACGGTGGTGCAGCAGAAGCTGTAAGTATGTTTACATACTACAACTATGTAAGCTATTGGGCATTAAACGGTGGACAAATTCGTTCTGTTGCTGGCTCAAGTAGCTATGGTGTGTACGGATTACGTTCAAGTGGTAGTGATGTAACTGAATTACCTAATGCTGTGAATTTGGCCAACGACATGGTTCAAACAGCACGTATCTACAAAGAAGGTATTTTTGCTAGTTCGCAAACAACAGCTACAAGTTTAAATTTAACTGTATATATTATTAACTACGAGTATCCTCCAGAGCCAACAAGCGAATTAGAAATTGATCACACAGCCAGTGGTGGAGTGATTACTAGATATTTAATTAATACAGTAAGCCATACTACAGTATATGTAAATGGTCAAAATGTATTGTCTCTTGCATTGAGTACTTCAGGTACAAACAGTACAACTACAACAGGTCTAGCATACCCGTTATATGACGGACAACTAGTAACTATTCGAGTATTGCAAAATATTAAATTCTACAATATCACTAACGTTAAACCTGTTCGTCCAAGTACCGCATTACAATATAGTACTAATTTAGGTTCTATCTATCGTATTATTAGTTACGGATTGACTGAAAGTACTGGTGAACAATTGCCAGCAAATACATCTGTGTTAACTACAGATAGTTCGTTTGCTTACATATCATTTAATCATGATACAAGTAGTATACAAAATGCTGACTTAGTAAATTATGCGGCTAAAGGATTTGTTGCAATTAACGGTTCAGGAAATAATACAAGCAGCACAACGCTAACAGTTAATCAAGTTAATGGTACAATTATTGCTGGACAAATTCTTGGAGGCATTGGTTTTACCAATCAAACTGTATCAACTGTTGTAACTAATACAGCAGTAACAACAGGATCTACAATTAGCAACACTGGTGTATTTACAGTTGGCACATTAGGATCAGGAACTGTTGCCATCGGTATGGTGCTAACTGGTACTAATGTTACAGGCACTGTTTATATTATATCTAATATTAGCGGTAGCGGTAGCGGTAGTACATGGCAAACAAATACTACTAGCGCAGCTACAAGCGGTGCAATTACAGGTACAAGCTATACTGTAACATTAAGCGGTGTTCCAACACTGACTCCGTATGGACCTGTAGTATTTTCAACACAATCACAAGGTTCAAAATTAGGTGATAGTAAAATTGCTGTTTTGGCATCTAGCGTATCAACAACTATTAACCAAATTAACCAAGGTACATATCTAACAGGTTGGGGTGGTAAAGTTTTCCGTGTATTAAGCTATACACAATCAAATATACCTGCCAGCGGATTATTCAATCAAGCATTAAGCACTACAGCATCTAGTACAGGTATTATTGGTAATGGGTTAGCCAGTGCAAGTATTGGAAATATTTTTACTCCGTTAAGTACTATCACAGGATCATTTACTGTGGGCATGGGACTTACTGGTTCAGGTATAACTAATAGTACATATATTACCGCTGTTAATTCAGCCGTGTTTATTGGTACTATTAGCACAACTACTTTAACCATTAGTTCAGTAACAAGTGGAACCATATCAATTGGTATGGCAATTACAGGAACTGGCGTAACAGCTGGAACATATATTGTTTCAGGTAGCGGTACAAGTTGGACATTAAATCAATCAGCGACGGGTACTCCTACGACAGGTACAAGTTATACTGTTAACATTGGTCAACTAGTAACAAGTAATACATTTACAGGTTATAGTACAACAATTTATCTAACAGCAGTTGCTGGAACAATTACAAATAATTCTCTAATAACAGGTGCTGGTTTTAATGGTACACAAAGCATTGTAAGTTTTACACAACCAACATTGAGCACAGCTCAAATTGTGTTAAATGTTGCACCAAGCGGTGTACCGAGTGGAACATTGACTATAGGAACAGCTACTAATGCGTTCTTAACTATTGATCCAAATAGTGTTTACAACTTATCAAGTATTGGCACAGGTGTTAGTGCTATGACGTTTGCTAGCCAAACACTACAACCTAATAGTACAAGTAGTAAATTTGTTACTTATAATATTCCCTACAACGCCAATGCTATATTACCACCAGTAGATAGTTATATAACAATAGCAAACCAAGCCAATACTAACTATAATGGAACTTATCAAGTAGTAGGTATTACTAATAAAACTCAAATTACAACAAGTAGCACTAGTAGTTTAACTACTGGTATGGTTGTATCTAGTATTAATACTAGTATTACTATCACCGGTATCACTGCTAGTACACCTGGTGTAGGTTATTTTACTGTAACTTATGGCACACAAACTAGTGCGCCATTTAGTATTAATAGCGTTATAGTAATTGCAGGTGTTACTGGTACTACAGCATACAACGGCACTTATACTGTTTACTCATTAGTAAGTGGAACAGGACTTACTGGAGTAGTCATTGCAAGTACAACTACTGGGTCGGCAACAGTCACAGGCGCTACTATTTCAAATCCATTTAGTTATGTTCCAAGTGGAACAATTGTTCAAAGTATTGATAGTTCAACACAATTTACTGTAAGTCCTGCTTGTTGGGTTCAATATGGATCCGTAGTAAGTAGTCAACTATTAGGAACAGTAGCTAGTGTAACTATTACCAACGGCGGTAGTGGGTATACAAGCCCACCAACAATAACATTCTCAGGTGGAGGGGTAACAAGTCCTGCGCAACAAGCTATTGCAGTTTGTACAATCAGTGGCGGAAGTATTAGCGCTGTTACTGTTGTAAGTCCTGGTTTTGGATATACCAGTACTCCAACGATTACATTAAGTTCAGTACTAGGAGGCGCAATATTGACACCGGTCATTACTGTGCCAACAGCAGTAAGTGTATCTGCTAATGCAGGTGTCAATACTATACAAGCTCAATTATTGTACTCAACTGATCCAGGCACTAGCGGCAACGCTACAGCCGTAGCAACTACTACTGCTACTATGTCATCTAGTAGTATCAATAGTAGTGGTGTGTTATCAATTGGATCTGTATCCGGCACTGTTACAAATGGTATGATATTAACTGGTGCAGGTATAGCACAAGAAACAAGTTTATCAGTTGCATCTGTCAGTACTAATACCGGTACAGTTACATTTACTGTAATTACATCGCTAACAACTCCATACGCTGTTGGTCAATTAATTACTGTTACAGGCATGGTTCCGACTGGTTATAATGGAACTTATCCAGTTACCGCTTCTAGTACAACTACATTTAGCAGCACATCTGGATTTATATCAGGTAATACATTATCATTAACTGGTACTATAACTAATAGTTCAAACATTTCAATTGGTAGTGTGGTAACTAGTGCAAATATTACTGCTGGTACATATATTACTGGTATTAATACAGCAACATTTACTAGTACTATTAGCAGTACAACACTAACAATAGCAACAATTTCTGCAGGAACAATTAGCGTTGGTATGGTATTAAGTGGTGGTACAGTGACAGCTGGAACTTATATCAGTGCGTTCTTGGGCGGGACAGGTGGAACCGGCACATACACATTAAATCAAAGTGCAACTGGAACTCCTACAACAGGTACAAGTTATACTGTTAATACCAGCCAATCGGCAGCAAGTGCAAGTGTATCAGGTACAACAACTATAGTAAGTTATACCAATAGTACAACAGGGGCATTAAGTACACCCGGTACCGTAAATAGCAATATTTACACTTACATTACTAGTGGAAGTGGAAGTACATGGCAAACTGCAACTAATATTGGTACAAACTATACTGTAAGTTCAACAACAATTACAGGTACCGACAATTTAATTACATTAAGTACTGTCAATAATATTAGCATTGGTAATCAAATTACATTTACAACACCTAGTGGTGGAACAGCATTAGGTAATCTAGTAACTGGTACTACATATTATATTACTAATGTAAATTCTAGTACAAAACAAATTACAGTAAGTGCTACACCTGGTGGAAATTCATTTACAACTGGTACTGTTGGAACTGGTTTAATGACATTCTACTGTCCAGGATATACTTATGGCAGTTCTATAACTAGTACTGGTTTTGTTAGTAAGACATATAATTCTGGTAATAACAATTATAGTATTGTATTAAGTTTCTTAACAACTACAGCACCAACAACTAATGCTTGGTTCTATGTAGCAGGTAACAGCAACAGTTTGTACAATGGTTATTTTCAATGTAGCTCAAGTAGTACTACTAGTATTACATTAACCTATCCATATGATCCTGGTATATATGGAACTACTTACACTACAACTACTACAATAACACCTGAGGTAACTAGTGCAAGTTCTACAGCATTAGGATTAAGTAAACCATTTAGTCTTACAACAAGTTCAACATTACGTTTAGGTTATCCTGCAGCTAGTTCAGGACAAATTACTGTTAAGATTTCAACTACTCGTGCTACAGGTCACGACTTTTTGAATATTGGTACTGGCGGTTACAATACCAGTAACTACCCAACACAAATTTACGGTAATCCTGCTATTGCTGAAATTTCAAGTCAGCAAATTTTAGAAGAAACTACTGGTCGTGTGTTTTATGTAACAACAGACGAAAACGGTATTTTCCGTGTGGGTCGATTCTTTACAGTTGACCAAGGTACCGGTACTGTTACATTCTCAGCATCAATTGCCTTAAGTAACTTAGACGGTCTAGGATTTAAGAAAGGTGTAGTTGTTAGTTCATTTAGTACAGATGGAACTATGGCTGAAAATGCAAGTGATGTTATTCCAGTACAAAGTGCAATTCGAAGTTATATCGATAGTCGTTTAGGATTGACACACAATGGAAGTTTAACTCCTCTGGTCAACTTAATTGGTCCTGGATTCTTGGCATTAGACGGAAGTCTAAGTATGAAAGGTAATATTAATGCTGCAGGCTTTACAGTTAGTAATCTTGCTACACCAGTGTATACTACCGATGCAGCTAATAAAGTTTATGTTGATGGCAAAGTTACATTATTCAATGCTTTAAGTAAACTAAGTGATGTGTTAATTGCATCACCGATTCAAAATAATTTGTTAGCGTACAATGGTACAACATGGGTTAATGCTAGTACTGGCGGCGCAAGTAATATTACTATAACTTATGTGGGAACTAATATTGTTGCTACAATCAATAGTAGTACTATTACTAATTCAATGATTAGCTCATCGGCCGCTATTGCTCAAAGCAAATTGTCATTAAATGTTGCCAAAGGACTAGCAACAGGAACTAGTGGAAGTGGAACAGCAGGCGCTATTGTGCAGGCAGATTTAGGATTAAGTGTTTACAACAATAATGTGTTTAATGTAAGCGCTACTGGTTTTGTCGATTTGTTAACTAGTTCTAGTTCAACTACAGGTGTACCATTAACAGCTATTACACAAATTGCTACTGGAACATTGTTGGGTAACAGAAGTGGTAGTGCAACAAGTCCAACAACTGTTACTCCTGCACAAGTAGTTAGTGATGCTGGCGGTATTGTAAACACTTCGTTTAATTCAAGCGGTATAATGACTATAACTTACAATGGTGTTAGCACAGCTGGTAATACTTATAGTGTAACACCAGTTAGCGTAAGTAATGCCGTAAGCAGTATTGTAAAATCTGGAGCTGATAAGAGTGTTGATGTTGGCAGTTTAAAAGTTTCTACTTACACAGCATTAACTGTAAGTGGAACTACATTAAATTTTAGTACACCCGGCGCAAGTACTGGTACAACATACTTTATGACTAGTACGGGTACAACTACTAGTAATACAGTTACAACAATGTACGGTGCTGTCGATCATACTAATGGTACATTACTTGCTAAAAACTTGTTTACTAATAGTACAGATAATACTGTTAAAGGCAGCATACAAGGTAATTGGCAAGTTCAAAGCGGTAGTTATATCGATTTGTATACATATGGTGGAACATTATTAAGTAGTACATTAACAACAGGTAGTGGAACTAATGCAGGTACTATTACAGGTACTTGGACATTAAGCGGAACTGGAACACAACTTCAAGCTACGTATAGCGACTTAGCTGAATGGTATACAGCTGATGCAGAATACGAACCTGGTACAGTATTAGTATTTGGAGGTGATGCAGAAACTACAACTACTACAACAATTAATGACACACGTTGTGCTGGTATTGTAACAACAGATCCGGCATATACTATGAATAGTCAACTAAAAGGAACTAGGGCGTGTCTTGCACTTGCAGGTCGTGTACCATGTAAAGTTGTAGGACGGGTGAAGAAAGGAGATATCTTAACTACAAGTGCTACTCCTGGATATGCCGTACGTGCTGCAACTCCTACTTTAGGTGCTATTGTTGGCAAAGCATTAGAAGATAAGGACTACGGCGAAGCTGGAGTCATTGAAGTTGCTGTAGGGAGAGCATAATGACTCAACAAAATATAAACATCGGCGCAACACCAAATGCTACAGGTGCAGATACTATTCGTGTAGCATTTGGTAAGGTAAATGCAAATTTTGCTGATTTATACCCGCAAATTGTGCCTACTCACAGTACTGGTAAAACAGGCGATATAGCAGGAATGGTTGCGTTTGATTCTGTATATTTTTACTACTGCACAGCATCGTATGACGGTACTACTAATATTTGGAAGAGGCACACGTATGATGCTGGAACATGGTAAATACTAAAAGAGACTGCAAATGACAATACAAACAATCAATTTAGGTAGCTATGCTAATGACGGCACAGGTGACGATTTACGCACCGCATTTACTAAGGTAAACAGTAACTTTGCTGTTCTTAATGCTGAGGCAGCAATTAGTACTGCTGTTAACTTAGGTTCTGGAACTGGAGTATTTGCCGATAAAAACGGTATTAATTTAGAATTTAAAACATTAACTAGTACAGGAAATACAGTAACAATATCAACTGATGCAAGCACAGTTAATTTAGAAGCAAAGACTATACTAATTAACGATTCAACTCCTACACTAAACAATAATTTAAATTTAAATGGTCATCATACGTTCGGTGGTGATATACAAAATACCATATATGGTCAAGATCCAAATATAGCTGCAGGTTTATTTTCTGCAATGGTTCCTACTACCAATCTTATTGCAGATTTTGGTTCTGTTACTTACCCAACTGGCTGGCAAAGAAATAGCAGAGGTTATACTGTAGATTTTAATGGAACTGGAGTATTAAGTGGTATTACTAATCCTCCAAACAATGATTATGATTTTGGCGAGTTTGGGCAAACTTCACTATCTGTAGGAGGTCATTTTTTAACTTTAGGTGTTAGCCTTACTACCGCAGGTACTAATAATATCACATTAACATCTACTGGTGTTACCAATGTAACACTGCCTACTAGCGGTATTTTAACAACTACTGCCAGTACATTAAACCAATTTGCAAATACAAGTAGTAGTCAGTTGCTGTCTATAATACCCGATGCTACTGGAACTGGATATGCTGTTTTTAATGCAAATCCTATATTGACAGGAACTACTACCGCAACTAATTTATCACTAAGCGGATATTTATATGCTTCTGGAAATTTTGCCATCAATGGTTCAGTATTTGAAATCAATGCAACTAATGGTAATGTAACTTTTCAAGATGGCACAATACAAAATACCGCATGGCCTAGTACATCCGGCACAAAAAGTTCAAATTCAACAGGTACTATTGGACAAATTTCATGGGATACCAACTACATTTATGTTTGTACAGCACCTAATACTTGGAAAAGATCACCATTAACCGGCGGTTATTAAAATGTTAAATGTTTGGACACAACCTAGCGGGTATTCATTTGGAACTCTGCAAGAACAGCAATCTGTTACGTTGGCATTACCAGTATCAAACAGCAGAGGTATTACTTTTACAATTATATCAGGAAATTTGCCCGATGGCATATTTTTAATAGGCAGTAATCTTACAGGTGCACCACTAGCAGTAGCTAATCAAACAACTTATACATTCTGTATAAGAGCATCCGATGGTATTAGTATATCCGATAGAACATTTACAATCAGTGTTTACGGTTATAATCCTCCGACATTTATAACTCCTGCAGGATCATTGCCCTTAGGGCCAAGTAAACAATTTTATACACCAGATCAAACTTATATCAATTATCAAATAGAAGTTTCCGATTTAAATGTTGCTTCAGGTGCAACTCTAACATTTTATATTGCCGACGGTGACGGCATTCTTCCGCCAGGATTATCTTTAAATTCTTCAGGTCTCATTAGTGGTTACATCGAACCTTCTCCTCAGATTACCGTCAATGACGGTGTTGGAAATTTCGACGAACAGGGTTATGACAAGGGAGTATTTGATTTTGGTTTAAGATCGACTAATGGTTTTGACAGCTACCAATACGACGATGTAATTTTTGATTATTTTACACCTTCAGTAGTCACACAAACATTAAGTTTAAATTATCAATTTAAAGTCACAGTAACTGATGGTACTAATTATAGTCAAAGAATTTTTAAAATATTTGTTACCGGAACTGATGAATTTAGAGCAGATAGTATTACACTAGACGGTCAAGCTGACGAATTCACAGCCGATTCAACATATTTGAGACGTCCAGTGTGGTTAACTGATAGTAATTTAGGAATATTTAGATCAAATAACTATATAACAATTCCTGTTGCATTATATGACAATAGAAACGTAGAATTCAGATTAGAGACCACAAATGAAGAAGTATATGCTGTTGCATATCAAATGTTAATAACTGATAATATTTTAGGTAGTACGTCTGTTACTGTTCAAGATTTATCAAGTATTCCAGTAATAGGACAATTTTTTACATTAGATAATTATATAAATTCTGCTGATAATACTATCTATACAATAACAGGAGTAACACAATTAACTCCTACTCGTTATAGATTAGCACTGTCAAGTGCATTATTAATTTCTATTCCTAATAATACTTATTTTTATATAGGAAGTTTAAGTAAACTACCATTAGGTTTAAATTTTGATCCTGTATCAGGTGATCTCTACGGACTAGTACCTTATCAACCAAGTGTTACTAAAAATTATAAATTTACTATTACAGCCAGTAGACCTGGCGATAATAATAGTGAAGTTATATCTGCTAGTAGAGTATTTAATATTACAATATTAGGAAGTATTAACAGTGTTATAACCTGGAGCTCTCCTAGTAATTTAGGATCTATACCAGCCGATTATATATGTACATTGAATCTATTGGCTACTACTAGTGTACCAGATGCCATTGTTACGTATAATTTAACGGCAGGATCTTTACCACCAGGACTTAAATTGAACGGCGATGGCGAGATTTTAGGAATTCCAAATCAGTTTGATGATCTAGTAAATAATTTGCCAGGGTTGTTAACCATTGACAGATCACAAACTACATTCGATGCTGGTAAGACAACTTACGATAGAACATATACATTTACTGTTGAAGCAGCCGATCAATATGCCTATAGTGCAATTGATAAAACATTTACTCTAACTATCACTACTCCGAATACTACAATTTACAATAATATTACAGCAAGACCATTTTTGATCCCTGCCCAAAGAGCATTGTTTAGCAGTTTTATAAACAACAGTACAGTATTCACGCCATCCAGCATTTATAGACCAGAAGATCCAAATTTTGGAGTACAAACTAATTTATCTATATTAATATACGCAGGAATACAAAATTTATATGCTTCTGCATATGTTAGTGCTATGACGTTAAACAATAAAAAGAAACGTTTTCAATTTGGAAGCATCGAGAAAGCTGTGGCATTTGATCCTATATCTAATGTTCCAGTCTACGAAGTAGTTTACATACAAATGCTAGATCCTATGGAGCCAAATGGAAAACATTTACCCTTATCTATTAAAACTAGTAGTAATGCTCCTGAAACAATTACTGTAGATAATAGTTTAAATTTTTACAAAAACGATTTAACTACACTTACTTTAGATGCGCCCGATAGTAGAAGAAATGATTACAATATTACTGTAGATAGTACAGGGTACGAAGCTAGTAATCCAAATACAGATACATATTTTCCTAGTAGTATTTCTAATTGGCAAAAGAGACTAAGCAATGCCGGAGCAACAGAGCGTAATTATTTGCCTCTATGGATGAGAAGTATACAATCCGGACAAAAAGCCCAATTAGGGTATGTACTAGCTATTCCATTGTGTTTTTGTAAACCAGGAACAGCAGACAAAATTATAACAAATATCAAATTTAATGGGTTTAATTTTAGCCAATTAGACTATACTGTAGACAGATTCACATTGACTTCTCTGTCAGGGTACAGCAACGATAAATATCTAATATTCAAAGACAATAGGATAACCGTATGACCAGCGCAATAATTACATCAACAATTAATACTGCTTACCCAGTAGCAGGACAGGATAATAATAGTCAAGGATTTCGTGACAATTTCACAGCTATTAAAACTGGATTAGCCGAAGCGGCTACTGAAATTTCAGCTTTGCAGGCAAATGGTATCAATGTTACATCTGCTACAAATTCTTTACAAGGATCAACATTAACTAACGGTTCCTACAGTCAATTTTATCCTCAAGCAGATAATTTAGGAACTATCGGCACTTCAACTACTATCGATTTAAATAACGGGTCAGTTCAATACGGAACTATCAATACATCTGGACTTACGCTAACTTTTGCAAATTGGCCAACAACTGGGTTTGGTACTATAAAACTTATTCTTAAATTTACACAAGCTGCGACAACAACAACTACACTTAGTACTACTAATTCAGGAAAACTAGTAGTAGATAGTTCATGGTCCGGCAGTGTGTTTACCCAATCGGGTGGTGTTGGTTCAAATGTACAAATTGTGTATCCTTATCCAGGTACTAATAATATGTATGTAATTGATGCATTTAGTTATGATGCAGGTAGCCACGTATATTTAAAAGTATCTGGAACTTATTCGAGTAGTATATAATGCATCCATTAGCCGGCAGTTTTGCAGAACTTAAAGATAGTGAAATCGAAGCTAAGGTTGCAGATCTCACTAACAAATATTTTATGACTTATAATACCGATGTCAAAACTCAAATTGGCATGTTGTTAGAGTCGTACAAAGAAGAACTTAGTACCCGTCGCAGATTGGCATTGGAAAAATTAATGAAATCGAGTGAGAAAAACATTGACAAATTAATTAAAGTCAATTAAAATATAGGCTATGCGCCTAGATAAATTCGGTAATCCTATTTTTAATACACAAGATATATTTAAATTCCTGTATCAAGGAAAGCTAACCAACCTCAAGGATCTTACGGTAGATTATACCGAAGAGATTAATGAGTTGGAGCAAGTTGCGGGTTTTACATTTCGAAGATTCAACGAACAATTAGAATCAATTGACATCACAGATTTCGATAGTGCATTGCAAAGCGATTGGTTTATGCCTAACGAATACAGAGATTTTGATGTAGAAGATTGGTGTATTAAAAAATGTACAACCAAAGAACAAATTGCCAGAGTAACAGCTGAAATGGCTGCTTATAAAGATCGCGGAATGATTCCATTATTGCAATGGACTAAACATTTTGTAGATACTTGCAATGAAAATGGTATTGTTTGGGGAGTCGGTCGTGGATCGAGCGTAGCTAGCTTTGTACTATATTTGTTAGGCGTACATCAAATAGATTCGGTCAAATATAATTTAGACTGGCAGGAATTTTTGAGATAAGTAGTAGTATAATTCAAGGAGAATTAAATGGGACAAACTTACAAAACAGCTCGTGGCAAAGTAATTGACATGGGCAAAATGGTTAATCAAAATGAATTAACCCCAGCTGTAGGTAACGCTAAAGTTAATGCTCGTGGTGATAAACTAGGGCCAGGTGGTAAAATTATTCAACGTAGAGAGGAAATCGTTTCACAAAATATTAGTCCGATTCCTAATCAAAATAATGTTCCTGCTGCACAGCCTGCACCCGTATCGGTGTCTGTTAAAAAAGATATTGCATCAATGGATCCGGAAGGAAACGAGTAATGGCAGAATCAAAAGGTATAGGACACGAGGGTATTAAACCTAAAGTATACGGAAAACTTATCCCTATACGCGACAACGTTCTTGTTACTGATATGGAATTTGGCGAACGAAAACTTGGTATGTTTGTACTACCAAGTGATGATGGTAAAAGCGAAGGAGTTCGCCATCGGTGGGCACGAGTTTGGGCTGTTGGTCCAAAACAAAAAGATGTTAAAGTCGGTGAATGGATTCTGTTAGAGCACGGCCGATGGACTCGTGGTGTCACGGTGGTAGAAGATGATGGCAATGAAATTACGATCCGTCGAGCAGATATTAAAGCAATTTTGATGGTTAGCGATGACAAACCAGATGAAAAATATATGAATACCTATGGCGGACATTCAAAAATACAGCATCAAGAATGGGATCCTGCGCAATTTGCCGGGCCGCAATTTTAAAATTAATTTTACCAAACAATTACAGGACTATTGACTAGTCCTGTTTTTATCTGTATAATAAAGAAAACTAAGGAATTCTATGAAAGAACTGTGGGTAGAAAAATATCGTCCTAAGACAGTGGATGGTTATGTATTTCGCGATGCTCATCAACGGGCACAAGTACAAACATGGATTAAAGAAAAATCAATTCCGCATTTACTATTCAGCGGTAGTGCTGGCATCGGAAAAACTACTTTAGCTAAAGTGCTGTTTCATGAACTAGAAGTAAATGATTTAGATATATTAGAAATTAACGCAAGTCGTACAAATAGTGTAGATGATGTTAGAGATAAAATTGTAAATTTTGTACAAATGATTCCGTTTGGCGATTTCAAAGTAGTTTTGTTAGATGAGGCAGATTATTTGAGTCCTAATGCACAAGGCGCACTTCGCGGAGTTATGGAGGAATATCATACTACAGCAAGGTTTGTGCTAACTTGTAACTATCCTAATAAAATTATTCCTGCTATCCATAGTAGATGTCAAGGATTTCATGTAGCTAAAACTGATCAAACTGAGTTTACTGCAAGAGCAGCCGAGATTCTTATTTCAGAAAATATTCAATTTGAAATCGATACATTAGATAGTTTTGTCAAAGCAACATACCCAGATCTAAGAAAATGTATCAACACTATACAAATGAATTCCAGCGAAGGTATTCTGAATGCTCCGCAAGTAGGTGATACCAATGAAGCCGATTATAAATTTAAAATGGTTGAATTGTTTAAAGCTGGTAAGATCAGTGATGCACGTAAACTACTATGCAGTCAAGCTCGTCCAGAAGAAATGGACGAAATATACCGCTGGTTATACGACAATGTTGAAATTTTTGGCGACGAAGCAAATCAAAATAAAGCTATTTTAATCATCAAACAAGGGTTAGTAGATCATACACTAGTTATTGATCCAGAAATTAATTTGTCTGCAACATTGATTAGATTAGGAAACTTATAAAAAAAGGCCCTGCAGGGCCTTTTTTAATGACTATCTAAAGTATTGCTACTTTATTCTCCATAAACCGCTAACACCTCCTTCACGGCATTATGGCGTTCGATGTCACGAGCATCGAATCGAACGATATCGATGTGCTCTAAATATTCTTTTGATTCTAACAGATTACAAAAATCAATCAGACCATTATCGCTCAATCGGTCTGCTTGTGCCAAGTCTCCTGTCACTACCATCTTAGACCCTTCTCCTAAACGGGTCAGTAGCATTTTCATTTGATTTACTGTGGCATTTTGCATTTCATCTGCTATAATGTATGCGTTCTTAAATGTGCGTCCACGCATATACGCTAATGGGCTTATTTCGATAACACCTTCCTCTAACATTTTTTCAATATCCTTTTTTTGATAATACTCGGATAAGACGTCAAATATAGGACGAGTCCATGGTGCCATTTTTTCGTTTAATGTACCTGGTAAAAATCCTAAATCTTCGTCGACTGAGACGGCGGGTCTTGTCACAACGATTTTTTCAACTAGACCTTCCTGAAACAATTTAATTCCGTATTGTACAGCCAACATGGTTTTACCCGTGCCAGCAGGACCAATAGCAAGTACTATGCTAGTGTGCTCCGCATACAATTTTGAGAGGTAGAGTTTCTGATTAGCATTACGTGCATTAATACTCACACGTTGCTTTTTTGCCGGAAGATACGGCTGGAAATCAATTATGTTAACTTCTGATGTAAAACGCTTTTTCACTCGTTGTTTACTCATTAAAGTTGCTCCTACTTTTATGAAAAAGTAAGACTTGTAGTGACCGCCTATGATAACTACAGAGGTCCTACACTATTATTTAACGAATATATAGAATAATAAAGTGATATGTTATGATTTCAAACCAGCTAAATAAGTACAGAAGCTTCTGGAAACCACAATTATGTACCACGATATTTTAGATGTTATTAAAAACATAGAAGAGTTATATGAAAATAACAGCAGTCTCGCTGTTTTAAAAGATTTTGAAAGAGTTCTAGAAGAGACCGATGTTTATGTATACGAAAATTGGGAAGAAGGCGAATTAGCGTATGGTCCTAAAGTAGATCGTCATTGGATTACAGCAGGATTCATGTGGGAAGCTAGTAAAATGCCTAACCCGATAGCTGGAAAAAGACTAACAGAATTAGGTTGCAAAGTTACCTACCAGAAAAGCCATTTAATAGAACCACGTAAAATACGTACTCCCGAGGATATTCGTCCTAATACTAAAAAAGGAAAATTAGATCGCAAGCCTATTTGGATTGTAGAAATTACAATGCCAAAGAAAGTAGCTTTTGATATCTACAAAGGCTATATGGAAAAAATGAAGCACGATTATAAAGATCAATCAGCTACACTAACTGACTCAGCTACACCTCCTGGAGGACCAGCACAACCACAAGCGCCGGCGGCGCCAGCAGCTCCAGCAGCAGCTCCAGCAGCTCCAGCAGCTCCAGCAGGAGGAGCATAAGCATGAGCCTAACTGAAGCATTACGCAAAGATGATCTTAGAGATTTAGTAAAAAAAGTCTTTGATATCGACAGTTATAAAAGCAAAATTGGCAATGATGAAGATGTTGTAGTATTGAGTTTTACTGTTGATCATCAAGATCCAGCTAAAGATCTTGAAAATTTCTTTGAAATGGGTTATAACTTTATTTTAGATGCAGATTGTACACCTGGCGAAATGGATGACGGTAAGTATCGTGTATTTGTAGAGTTAGAAAGATCAAGAAGAGTAGCTGAACAAATTTCAGAAATAGTCGAAGGTGTAATGAAAATCACAGGCTTGGAAGAGATGCGTTTTAGATATTTTAAAAATTTTAAAAGCGAACCTGCTACATTAGAAAAATTAGAAGAAATTGTTCCTAAAGACAAAAATAGTTATAAAGCAGCTACTAAAGAAACTAATTTAAATAATTTTAGCAATTTTTTTAAAAATAGTTATGCCGATACATTAAGTGTCATTGACGAAAGTATTAGTTTTACCAGACCATATAGCGGAACTGTAACATTTAAAATATTAAATAGTGGTAACAAAAAAGAAATTTACGACAGCATTAAAGGTCCTATCGTACTAGAAGGTAAGGATATGGCAGAAGTTATGTTTTTAACTAAAGTAATCGGTAATTATAATATTACTAAAATTAGCGATACATTTATATTTGAAAATACTAACTGGGCTGTTGCACTTAAAAGGATACAATAATGGCAGATTTTACATTTGATTTTAGTTTAGAAAAGTGTACAGCGATTCTACAAAATAACCCATATAGCGAACATTGGCATGAAGCATTATGCAAAATTTTGCCTGATTACGATATTAATACTTTAGAACGTGTAGCATGTTTCATGGGGCAAACAATGGTTGAAAGTGCCGGCTACAGAGCTATTATCGAAAATTTAAATTACAAACCAGAAACATTGATGAAAGTTTGGCCGCACTATTTTCCAACAATGGATATTGCTAATCAATATGGCCATCATCCTGAGCAAATTGCTAACCGTGCGTATGCTAATCGTATGGGAAATGGGCCAGAAGAATCAGGCGACGGCTGGAAGTTTTGCGGACGTGGATTAATTCAGCTTACTGGCAAAAGCAATTATCAAAAATTTGCTGAAAGTATTGATACACCGTTAGAAGATATTCCTGAATTTTTAACAACATTCGAAGGATGTGTACAAAGTGCTTGCTGGTTTTGGGAAGCTAACAATTTGAATGACCTGGCAGACAAAGGCGATGTTCTTGGGTTAACTAAAAAGATTAACGGCGGAACATTGGGTCTCAACGAACGTCAGCAACATACAAGTAATGCACATTCAGTGTTAATGGGTTAAAAAAATGTTTAGTTGGTTATTAGAGCAAATATTAGGAAATTTACCTTCATGGTTATGGCCAGCAATAGCGGGTGCAGGTGCAACTGTTTACTTTACTGCAAATATATTAGGAAATTTTCCTAATTTTAAACCATATGCATTGTTTATTAAACCAGTTAGTTTTGTTATAATTATAGCAAGTGTGTTTATGTACGGTGGTGCAGGTGTTACCGAAATATTGCAAGCACAAATTAAAGAACAACAAGCTAAAATTGCTGTAGCACAACAAGCTAGTTCAGATGCTAATACTGCTGTACAAACAAAAATAGTCACTCATACAAAAGTTATACACGACACACAAATAGTATACCAAGAAAAAATTAAAGAAGTTGAAAAACGCATCGACGCAGACTGTAAAATTGATCCAGAGGCCATTACTATTTTAAATGGTGCGGCTAAGAATCCTCTAGGAGCGACTAAATGAAAAAAATATTAGTCGCCTCATTAATTGTATTTCTGAACGGGTGTTCTAGTGTTACTGGACCTAAAATGACTATGTCATGGCCGGATACTCCGCCAGATCTTAAAACGGCTTGTCCAGATCTAAATCAAGTAGATGCTTCTACAACAAAACTAAGCGATGCGTTGAATGTTATTACAGTCAATTACAGTCAATATTATCTTTGCAAAGACCGTGTAGATAACTGGTTAGATTGGTATAATACTCAACAAAAAATATTTAACAGCGTGAAATAAATACGTATATAACAGCCAAAAGGAGCGAACTATGGCAGAAGAAAAAGACGGCGGTGGAGCAGAATGGATGCAAAAACTATGGCGTCCAGCAATGGGTTGGATGTACATGTTAATCTGTATGGCCGACATGATAGTATTCCCAGTACTATGGGCATTATGGCAAGGCATTAATCATGTACCTATTACACAATGGAATCCACTGACACTTCAAGGTGCTGGTCTGTTTCATATTGCTATGGGTGCGGTATTAGGTATTAGCGCATTTGGTCGTACACAAGAAAAACTAGCAGGTACAGCAGCCAATCCAACTTCTACAAACCAAACAATTACTAACAATCAAAATATGTCAGGCAATGTAGCTGGCGGCTTTGGTAGTGGTCAAGGCGGTATGGGCGGAGGATTTGGAGGTTCAACAGGAGGATTCGGCGGTGGAAACAACTCATCATTTGGCGGGGCTCCAGCATTTGGCGCACCTGCGGCAGGAGGATTCGGTTCCTCAACCGGCGGTTTTGGTTCAACACCAACATCTACAGGCGGCTTTGGAAGCACACCTGCAACAACAACATCCGCAACGACACCAGGAGGTTTTGGATCGGGTTTTAATAGCGGGTCAGGAACAACACCCGCAACTACACCAGCGCTAACATCATCTGGTAAAAAAGTTGTTCCATCATTTGATCAACCACCATTATAAGGAAAATAAAATGAAAAAATTATTAGCACTACTTATCGTAGCTGTGTTTGCTAGTTCTGCAATGGCTGCAGAAAAAACTAAAGCACCTGCCAAAGCACCTGCAAAAAAAGAAGTTAAACATCACAAAAAAGCCGAAGGTACAGAAATAGCTGGAACAAAACCAGATACATCAGCTAAGAAAAAATAAGCCAAAAGTTTGACATACTCCAATTAAGATAGTATAATTACTATTATTAATTGGAGTTTTTTTACGACTATGAGCGATTATTACCAAACACTAGGTGTTAGCGAAAATGCTAGCCCAGATGAAATTAAAAAAGCGTACCGAAGCTTGGCTAATAAACATCATCCCGACAAAGGCGGTGATCAGGCCAAGTTTAAAGATATTTCTGTTGCATATGAAAATCTAAGCGATCCGCAGAAGAAAGCTGAATACGATCAACAACGGATGTACGGCGGAATGCCTGGTGGCGGATTTGGTGGGACTCAATTCCACTTTAATACAGGAAATCCTTTTGGCGGAGCATTTGATCCGTTTGGGCAAGGTAGCCCGTTTGGCGATATATTTGGTCATATGCGCGGTGGTCATATGCGTCGAAATAGAGATTTGAATATACAATGTACTGTAAGTTTTATAGATTCTTATCTTGGAAAATCATTAGAAGCTAATTTTCAATTACCTAGTGGACGCAATCAAACAGTAAAAATTAATGTGCCTGCTGGCATTGCCAACGGTGATACTATTAGATATAACGGCTTAGGTGATGATAGTGTACAAAATGCGCCACGTGGCAATCTCAATGTAACTATTATAGTTCAGTCAGATCCTAATTTTGAAAGACGTGGAGATGATTTATATGCTACAGTAAATATTACTCCTATCGAAGCTATGATTGGTTGTAAAAAAACAGTCAGAACAATTACCGGCGATACAATGGATTTGGATCTTAGACCTGGTATAGAATCAGGTGTAGAATTTGCCAGTAATGGAAACGGATTTACTAATGTAAATAATGGACACAGAGGAAGATTTGTAAGCGTTATTAAAATTAAAACTCCTGCAGTCACAGATCCTGTGTTAGTAACAAAATTAAAAGAACTAAATGCTCAAATTAGTTAAAGATACAGACCCTGTTTTAAAACAACAATCTGCAGAGTGGAATTTTGAAAAAGACCTAAATGCAAAAGAATTAGAAATCGATATGGTACAAGCCATGATTACTAATAATGGTCGCGGGTTAGCGGCTAATCAAGTGGGAATACTTAAACGTGTTTTTGCTATTGCATTGGATAATCAAGTTCCATTTTGTATGTTTAATCCTAGTATACTAATAACAGATACCGAATTAGTCGATGGTAATGAAGGTTGTTTAAGTTTCCCCAACCTATGGTTATCAGTAAAAAGATACAAACAATTAACGGCCAAATACTTTGACAGAAATGGAAAAGAATGTATAATAGAATTAACCGGGTGGGATGCTAGATGTTTCCAACATGAGTTAGATCATTTAAATGGAATTTGTTTTACTAGTAAACTAAGTCCATTAAAGCTAGCATTGGCAATTAAAAAATTAAGAAAACAACAAAGGAAGAAATAATAATGGTTGAACCAAGTGATAACTTACAAGCTGTATTTGAACGTGCAATAGATACAGCTAAAAAATTACATCACGAATATCTAACAATTGAACATTTGTTATTTTCTATGTTAGCAGATGAAACTTTTAGTAATACTATAGAAGGATTCGGTGCAAATCTTGCAGAATTAAAAGATGATTTGGCCAATTATCTACACCACAAGTGCCAAGAAATTACTATTGAAGATGTTGTTGTTAAACCTAAAAAAACACAAAGTGTTGAACGTGTGCTTAATCGTGCATTTACACAAGTACTGTTTAATGGCAGACAGAAAATCGAACCTACCGATGTATTTTTAGCAATGATCGGTGAAAAACGTAGCTGGTCTTATTACTATATTAATAAAGCCAAAATAGATAAAGATAAGTTTGCAGATTACCTAAACAATGTAAATGATACTTCCGAAGATGAAGAAGGTCCACAAGATTCACAAAGTGATCGAGCGTTGAAAGCATTTACTAGTAACTTAAATGATCTAGTAGAAAAACAAAAAGTTGATCCGGTTATCGGGCGTATTGATGAATTAGAAAACATTGCGTTAGCATTAGGTCGTCGTAGCAAAAACAATGTAATCTTAGTAGGCGATCCTGGCGTAGGAAAAACTGCTATAGCAGAAGGACTTGCTTATAATATTGTCAAAGGGCATGTTCCTGATTTCCTAAAAGATTACAAAGTATATAGTTTAGATATTTCAGCTATGTTAGCTGGATCTAAATATCGCGGAGACTTTGAAGAACGTTTTAAACATGTTATCAAAGCTCTACAAAAGAAAGGTAAGACTGTATTATTCATTGACGAGGCACACATGATCTCTGGTGCAGGCAGTGCCGGAAATAGTTCTAACGATCTTGCTAATATGATGAAGCCTGCACTAAGTAAAGGCAATATTAAAGTCATTGCTAGCACAACATGGGAAGAATATCGTAAGCATTTTGAAAAGGATCGTGCATTAATGCGTCGTTTCCAACGCATAACAGTTGATGAACCTACACAAGAAATGGCTTTAAGCATATTACAGGGTATTAAAAAGTATTACGAAACATTCCACAATGTTAAAATTCGTAATGATGCATTGCAGGCAGCTGTTAAATTATCTGTCAAATATCAAACAGATAAAAAACTTCCAGACAAAGCTATTGATTTAATTGATGTAGCATGCTCGCGTTTTAATCTTAAAATTGCAGAAGAACGTGTAATCGGTGAGCACGAGATTCAATTTGAGCTTGCTAAAATGATTCAAATGCCTGAAGAAAAAATTATGGAAACTGAATCTAGCAATCTTGCTACTTTAGAAACTAATTTACAAGCAGAAGTGTACGGGCAAAATCTTGCTATTACAGAAGTTGTAGATAAAATTATGGTTGCACAAGCAGGATTAAAATCAGAAAATAAACCAATTGGATCGTTTGTGTTCATGGGGCCAACCGGTTGCGGTAAGACTGAAACTGCCAAGTCGCTTGCCAAGCATCTAGGTGTTAAACTATTACGGTTTGATATGTCAGAATACCAAGAGAAGCATAGCATCTCTAAGCTAATCGGTAGCCCTCCGGGTTATGTTGGATTTGAAGAAAATGCCGGATTACTAATTACACAAATACAAGAAAATCCAAATGCTGTTCTGTTGTTTGATGAAGTTGAAAAATCTCACCCAGATGTTACAACAGTATTATTACAAATGATGGATAATGGTTTTATTACTGGTTCAAACGGTAAACGAGCAGATTGCCGTAACTTAATTCTTATTCTTACTACCAACGCTGGTGCACAAGATGCTGAAAAGAATACAATTGGGTTTGGTACACAGGATAGAGAATACAGTGATAAAGATTTAAAGAAATTCTTTACACCAGAATTCCGTAATCGTTTAGACGGTATCATGACATTTAACAGATTGGGCAAAGAATCAATGACTAAAGTTATTGTTAAATTCATGGACGAACTTCGTGCTCAAGTTAAAGAAAAGGGTATCAAGATTAAACTAGATAAGGAAAGTACTAACTGGCTTATTACTAACGGATTTGATCCTAAAATGGGTGCTCGTCCGTTACAACGTGTTATTGATAAAGAAATCAAACGTCCGTTGGCTAAATTAATGTTGTTTGGTGAACTTAAGAACGGCGGTTTGTTAAGTATTACTGTAACCGACAATAAGTTATTGTTAGTATCTACTCCTAAGGAATCAAAAGTACAACTTTTAACTGTAGATAATGCACCATCATTAGTAGATTTAAATGTTACGTAAAAAACTTACTACAAAATTGTTTAGAGGAGTATACCAGTACAAAATTGTACTGGTATGCAGTGGTTCAGGGTTCTTTCGAAATAAAGAATTTAGTGCTATTATAGATGAATTAAATTCATCTAACACAATCCCTCACCGATCTAGCTCTATTAAGACGTTAGCCGATAAAATATATGCTATTTCATTAGCTAGCGAATTATCTAAAATGGCAGATATAGATTTGCGAGTAGAAAGTCCGTGGATAAGTGTGTATTCTAACAATAAAAAAGACGTAGAAAAACTAGCTAAATTAGATGCCAGCAGGGTAAAGTATATTTGCGAACCAGCAGGTAATAATTTAACATCCGATACAATCATAATGCCTAAAATAAATTATGATTTTAGAGTTACATTGGGTAAGACTACACAACCTAACCCTGCATTTATCGAATGGGCTGATAAAAGTACAAAATGCAAGCTAACTAAAAGTTGTATCAGAGATTTACAAAAGCCGCGCAGTTGGGGTGGTACACACTTTTATATTACAGGCGATAACAACTTATTATTGGCAAAAATGCACTTGGGTAGTAGTATAAGCAAGATTGAACGCATACTTAAAGCCTAGCCCGTTGATCCTAAAAGCGATAAATACTCTAAATCCATAGCATTCTATTGGGTATGTAAAACTGAGGCCAATATGCGTATACAAGAGTTATTAGAAAACGCTCACTTTAAAGAGTTAGATTTTGTTAAAAAACAAGGTGACAAGCGTGAAATCGACTACGATCTAGTAGAAGATCTATTGCATTTTATGCACAATGATGACCATGTTTATCGTCGTTATGTGTTTCCTGTTTTAATGAAGTGCATAGATCGTATTAAAGATAAAAAACCTACAGATGCTAAAATGTTTGCAGAAACAATGCACGAATGTTATAAATTATATAAGAAAAAATTTCCTATCCGTGAATTGCCCGATATTTTAGAAGATAAAACATGTGAAGATGCATGTAAAAAACTACACGAAGAAACACGTGAACACATACAAACTGGCAAGTACAAGGATTAATAATGTTATTACGTGAATTGTTCCTCGATGTTAGGAAACCTATTCTAGAAGGTGGAAATATTTGGCCGGAATCCGAAGAATTCGATCAAGCAATTGCTGCGCATCTTGCCCAAGAAACAAACAAATATTTGCACGGAATACAAAGTAGCGTACACTTAATTGGAAGCGCAGCGACACCGACTCCTGGTAAAATGAGCGGCGATTTAGATGTTATGGTTGACTTAGGTCAACTGATGAAACAGTTTGGCACTAAAGATGGTAAAACTACTAGAGCTGAATTAGAACACTATTTGCAAGGCAAAGGTTTACAAACTAAAAAAACCGGAGTAACTGTACATATTCTTTTACCATATAAAGGTAAATTCTATCAAGTCGATATTAAAGCTGTTGGTAATGCCGAAAGGGTTCATAAATTTCACCATCATTCCATTCCACAAGGCAGTCCTTATAAAGGCGTTCACAAACAAATGATGATGAACGCACTAGCAAGTAGTCAAGGTATGTTATGGTCTCCGGACGAAGGACTTTATGCCCGAGATGCTATGGGGAAGAAATCAGAATTTATTAGTGACGATTTAGATGAAATTGCTAAACGTTTAATTGGGCCACATGCAAATGCTAAAGATTTGGGTAGTGTTGAAAGTATTATGAACGCAATCCCCGATGAAACTCGCAGAAATGAAATATTTCAATCTGCAAGCAGTGGAGCAAGTTGGCAAGCTGTTAGTCCTAAACAAATTAATGAAGCAGCAGCTCCTGCTGTAGGTCGGAAGTATCAGCACATTGAAGATCTAGTATTTACAAATGGTAGTACTGGTGGATTACATGCGGTTGAACGTCTGCGTCATATGACTAGCAAAGGTGGCACAATAGAATTAAAGTGGGATGGTAGTCCTGTCATTTATTGGGGCAGGGATGAAGACGGCAAGTTCCATATGTTCCCCAAGAACGCTTGGGATTATATGAAGCGTGGTACTACCCATACCAAGAGTGGTGTAACTACTATGATGAATGATCCAGATGACGTTGCCATGTTTGTACTAGGTACAGGTAACACACAACCTGGACAAGAAGAACAACGTCGTGCATTTGCGCAAGGCCTTGCAGATCTATGGCCGTACTTTGAAAAGATCAGTCCTAAAAAAGGATACATCGAAGGCGGAATATTGTTTAGTCCGTTACAACCAGCACAACTAAATCAATCGACTAACGAATATGATTTTAGACCTAACATTACTAGTTTTCATATTCCAGTAGGCAGTGCATTAGGCAAACGTATTGCCAACGCTAAAGTTATGGTAGCTGCAACCGGTTATTACACACATATCGGGTCAGATGAAACACGGTATCCTGATGCAGAAAAACTATCAACACCAGATGTTATTGTGCAAGGTACAACGTATGTCGAACATCCACCTAAAGTAGATGATACTGGATTAAAACATGCAGAAGATTATATTAAGAAAAATAAATCGTTAATTGATAGTTTTATTGCTGGGCAGCCAGGTTTAAGTAAACCAGGTGATGTGTTGTATTCATTCTATAATCAAAATTTACGTGTTGCTGGAGTTAAACAACAATTTGCTCAATGGGCGCAAACTAAGTTAAGCAACAGCCAAGCTGAAAAAGTATTAACACATCCAGGATTAGATGCAGTATTAAGTGCTGTAGAATTACTAACACACGAAAAAATGAAAGTTATTAATTCATTAAGTTCCGGAACACATGGTGGGATACGACAAACTAAACCAGAGGGATATGTACAAGCACATCCTGGAGGTAAATTTAAACACGATTTGCCAGGACAGTTTGTCAAAACAATCGATCAAGCTAATTGGGCGCCAAGGAAAGACAATGCTGTTACGTGAATTTCTTAATCGCACCGGAGAAGGCAAATCCTGCGTAGTAGGATGGGGGCGCGGTATGGGTCATAAAGGCCATATGTACCTAGCTAGCAGTGTTATTACGCAAGCTAATGAATCGGGCGCAGATCCTTATTTTGTTGTTAGTCGTACCGTAGGAAAAGATGATCCAATAACTCCAGAAGAAAAGTTGCATATATACAAAAAAGTGTTTCCTAAACACGGACACATATTTCATACAGCAACAGAAGAAATGCCTGATTTAACTCGTGTACTGCGTAAGTTAAATGAAATGGGCTATAGTGATTGTACTGTTGTTGTCGGTGCCGATCAAGTTAATAGTTTAAGTTATGTTAAACAATATAATGGTGTGCCCGATAAACAAGGAAATATTCCATTTAATTTTGATAATTTAAACGTTATTAGTCGTCAGGAAACTAACGATCCTAGTAGAGAAGAAGAAGGCCCACGTGCTACACCAATGCGTGATATTCTTAAAAATCCTAACGCAACAGATGATGAAAAATTCAGTGCGTGGCGTGATGCTATGAGTCCTGAACTCGATGATAATGAGGTTAGAGACTTAATGCACAAAGCAGGAGTGCGCATGGCTGATCCTACTTTTGGTAAAAAGCCTAAAAAAGAAAAAGTAGCTGATGAAAGCCTGATGGGATTTTTAGCAAAATCTAATAAACCTGTTGTTAAAAAATCTTCAGCAAGTACTGAAGAAATGCGTAAGTATTTTGAAAAAGAAAAAGCTAAAGATCCTGAAAAAATTGAAAGAGGTGAAGGCTCTAAACAAGTTAAACAAGTATATACTAAGACTTCTGAAAATTCAGTTAAATATGCTAATAAGGTAATACGAGAAATGAGAGCACAAGAATTTATGCGTAAAAAACTAGCAGAAGGCGATGTACCATATGCTGGCAGAGGTTCGGAAGAATTACACCATGTACATATTCAAGCATTAAAAAATGCCATGAGTATTCCTAACATCAGCATGAACAAAGCCAACGGTAGTCCATACATGCAATATAGATTTGGTCTTGCTATGGCTAATCCAGACATGCCTCGCGCAGGTGCTATGAGCGGTGATCCATTAATTACAGCATACACTGATGCAGAAATGCAAAAGGTAAAAGACGCTGCTAAAACAATGGGGGCAGGAGCTATTACACATATAAGCGATAGCGTTAGTAATGAAGCAGACGGCGGTAATGTTACTAGCCCTGTAGCTAAACCTAAAAAGAACAAATACGGAATATAATGAGAGCTAAAGAATTTATTGTTGAGCGATCTGGCAAACCACACGAACATCACGATGCTGTTCATCAGGGGTTTAGTCGTCAACGTGATCCCGGAGGTTGGTTTCCTAGCTATCATCAATTAAGAACTGGCATGGCACTAGCTATGGCTGATGGTAGTAAAGAAAAATTAGACCTCGATCACGAAAGCTGG